CTTGAAGCACCTATGGTTATAGTTCAACAAGACTTAACTGTTCCAGGTACAATATATGGTACAAGTCCTATTGGGATTGGAGACGACTTAATAGTTGATGGAGATGTATATGCTGATAACTTCCCTACAGAGACTACTACTACATATGAAATTGTCTTAACTCCAGGTGGAGGTATTACTCCTACTGTCAGTGGAGCTGAACAAGTCCTGACAGATGGGACTAATTTTAGTTATTATCAATTAGCATTTGATCCTAGCTCTGATGAATCGGTTTATTGGGAATTTATTATTCCTGATACCTATACAAGTGGAAGTATTACACCTACTATATATTGGACTGGAACTCCTGTAGCTGGTGATGTAGTATGGGCTGTCCAGACTGTAGGTAGAACTGATAGTGAGCAGTATGATGTAGCCTTAGGTTCTGCTGAGACAGTTACTACAACTATAGATGGAACAACTGAAGATATAAATACTTCTACTATTAGTGCGTTTGATCCTAATTGGGATGCAGATGATATAATTATTTGGAAGATATACAGGGATGCTAATAATGGTAGTGATACGATGGTTGGTGATGCAGTAGCCATAATGATGAAACTGGAATGGCCAGCAAATAGGTGGTAAAATGAAGAAACGCATAATAGTTTTATTCTTTACTATATTGATTATAGGATTGGGAATACCTTCTGATTCTATTATTGCTGAGGATGTTGTCGTTCTTGAATGTACTCCTTTTAATGATAATGGCTATACTAGTGTTAATCAAAAATATGCAACTTCATTTGTTGCTCCTGAAACTTTTGATCTTACAAGAATAGAAGTTTATATTTATCTAAATTCTTATGTAAAGCTTTATGCGGCTAGTGGAGATTTTCCTACTGGTTCTCCTTTAGCTAGTCTAACAGTTACTGCTTCTGGTTGGGGCTGGTATGGGGCTGATTTGGTTACTCCTATAACATTGACCAATGATGTAAAGTATGTGATTGAGGTGACAAATGTTTCCTCTTATACAAGATGGGGATTTAGTCGTGGTTATACAATTTCAGATGGGAGATTTAGTGAGTGGACAGCTGCAACTGGATGGGTTCTAGAGCACTTAAATAGTGATGGTGATTTTAAGATTTATAAGTCATCAGGTGGTGGAGAGGAACCTGTTTATATTCCAACTAGATCAAATGCTATTTTTAGTCCATCAAGTGGTCCAGGTGGGGCTATATATTAGGAGGTAATGATGAAGAAACTAAATGTACTAATAATCTTTCTATTAATACTATTAATGGCATCTCCTATACTAGCACAGGGTGTTTCAGGTCAGATAATTCCATCTGTACCTACAGTTACATTTGAACTTGTACCTTCAGTAGATGAAGTAGAGATGAAGGATACCTTTTATATAGATATAATGATGGATGTTCCTAGTAGATCAGTTGCAGGGGGTGGTGAGTTTACTTTAGTATTTGGACCTAGTGTTGTTATGTCTTCAAAGGTAGAAAAGGGAACTCATTATGATACAGTACCAGGTGATTTAGTTATATTAGACCAAGATAACTTTAGTAATAGAGTTGAGTTACTTTTTGTTTCTACTGAAAGAGGTGTTGGTTTTGAGGGAGATGGGAGTATCGCTAGAGTTCACTTTACTGTTTCATCTTGGGAGGCTGAGGCTACTGTACGTTTTAGTTCCAGTGCACCAGTTGTAGGGGATCTTAAGGGGGTTCCTTATACTATATCTTTTACAGGTTGTGTAGTTACTGTACTTGCCACTGTAGGAGATGATAACTGTCCTGGAGTGTCTTCTAGAAATTTAGATGATACTGATAAAGATGGGTTAGGTGATGTATGTGATAACTGCCCTACTATTGCAAATAATGACCAATCGGATATTGATGGGGATGGGTATGGGGATGCTTGTGATAGTTGTGTAGAAACTCCTAATAGACAGGTAGACACTGATAGTGATGGTATAGGAGATACTTGTGATATCTGTCCTAATGATGCCTTAAATGATGCAGATGAAGATGGTATTTGTGGTGATATAGATAATAGACCTACTGTCTATAATCCTAGTCAAGGAGATCCTGTACCAACCCGAATAAGTAAATTCTTCTCTCAAGAGATAAATGATATGATGATTGAGAAGATGTTAGAAAGGAATCCCTATCAATTTGATGAACCAGGAGGCCCAGGTAATGTATATGTAGTTAGTGAAGTTGAGGTATACCAATTTGGTCAGTGGTTCGTTATTAGAACATGGTCAGATGGTACAGTTGAAGTATTATAAGGAGGTAAGATGAAACGGAGAAGAATTGCTGGAGTTGTTTGTATACTAATAGCTGCTGGAGCCCTACTTGGTGGTGTTATTGTAGTACTTGATAAAGGGAATAGTGACTCTGCTGAAATAAGTATCCCTCAAGTAGGAGATAGCGAAGATGTAATAATTCCAGAATCAAGACAGCAGGTGGATTGGGAAGAAGTTACAGATCTAAATGAGGATGGTGAGTACAACGTTCTAGATCTGATAATATTCGTTCAAGAAGGTGAATAATGACTAAAGAAGTTTCTCCTGTAAGTATGAAGACTGAAAGTGGGGCAGAACTAGTTGATGTACCTTTAAATCTATACAGTACCCAAGGTGAGGCTGCATTAAGTCCTACTCAAATAGTTTTTGTAAAAGATCTAGGGAAGAAACAGTCAGCCTTGGGTCAGATATCTCTTCAGGAAGTTCCTCAGCAGTCCTTACCTGAATCTGTTTCTGAAAGAAAGTGGCTCCATATGATAATGATAGATAAGGATCTAACAGATGAAAGAAAAGAAGATGTTCTTGCTCATGAATTTGGGCATGAGACCTTACAGCATTCAGCTCATATGCCTCTAGGGTATGGTGCTATTCAAGAGTTAGCAGCTATACTTAAGGGCGCTGAAATCCAAGGACATTGGCCTAGAGATGAGTGGGTAAAGTTTATGTCTATTCATAGTGCATTACCTCTAGAACGTCAGTTACTGTGTGTTAGAGAGGCTATTAGGAAAACTGGTTTTAGAGGCAAGATACCTTGGGTAGAGTATAAGAAACCTCATGGTGGCTCTGTCGTCTGGATACATTCAGATACAGTTATGGATGAAGATAAGTTTGATGCTTATCTTGATAAGGAATCTTTGTATACTAATAGAGAGACAGGCCCTGGTCGTATTGAAAGACAGTATCTGGGTTCTAACCCTACAGGTAAGGGCACTAAGAGTTTAGGTAATGGTATAGTTACAGAGATTGATGTTTAGGAGGATAATAAATAATGAACATAATGATCTATTTGGCAGGGGCAACAACTTTCCTATTCTGCTTCTTTTTCTTTGCAGATCATACTAGTGAGCATGCCAGTTTTGTCTATCTTCAGTACACTAGTGTTGTTATAGTGTTCTGGTTATTGGCTATGGCGATAAATGAATATACTAGTAAGAGACCAAGGAAGATTTCAAGAAGGGAAGCAATGGAGACAAGGCGGACTGCTTGGTACGAACAGAAGGAGTCCAGACGTAGTAGGAGAAAGTGGTAAGATGCCTAATTACTATATATCATTAGGGTCAGACCAGGCTGCTATGGCATTTTATAACTACCTAAAGAATAAGGGGTTCAGTGTTCAGAATGAAGAACTTGCTAAGAAGGGTAGTTTAGTAGTATTTAATACTTCTAAAAGGGCAATAGAGACAATGGCGAAAGAGGGTAAGGTAGCAGGCCAGTTACATCCCCCCTATCATATAAGAGTTAATGAACTGAGAACTGGTAGTTTCATAATGAGAAGTTGAAAGGAGGAAAAGTGAAAATTAACAAGAGAAAGATAGGTCTCATTGCTGCTACTAGTGCAGTTGTTGCTGGCGCAGTTGGACTTATCTGGCGCAAAAAGAAAAGAGGTTGATTTAGATGACTACTAGAAAACCTAGGATAAGAAGAAGAGTCAGGAAACTAACTGGGAAGAAAGTTCCTTTTCAGATATCTAAGCCTGAGAAAAAGCAGAGAAAGTATAAGAAAAGAAAAAGAATTTTCTGGGGACAAGAACAGGGACCTGCTAAGCCGCTAAGGATTAAGTTTAAGAAGAAACCCTGTCCTAACTGTGGAACGCCTTGGGGAGCACCACATTACTCAGACACAGCTGAGGTCTGTCCTATTGAGGAATGTTCAATCTGTGGTGGTAGATTAGATGTTTGTGGACATAAGGGTGATATTAGGGTACCTGAGTGGGGACCCTGGACTAAAGATGTTAAGTACATTACTAAGGATGACATCTTTAATGACCCAGATATTATCATTGTAAAAGCTATGGGTTATAGAGGGGAGGAATAGTTATGCCTAAGGGACCATTGGGAACAAGAATTCCAAGTATAATGGAGTATACTAAGAACAAAGTGCCTAAAGGAGGGCTATTAGATCCAAAGTTAGTTAAGAAAGTCAGACCATCAAAGATTCATCCACCAGTATAGATAAACTAAATTTTAAACGGAGGTTGAGATGGCTAAAAGTCCAGGTGTAATTGGAGATATTATTGCCCTAACTGGAGACAGGGATGCGGGAGTAGTCAATGCATTCTTTGAGACAAAGGACTTTAAGAAACTGATGCAGTTGACAGAAATAGATCCGGATGCTATGTATCCTCTCATTGTTATGAACATTATTAGGCTTAAGTACAAGTCAAAACTGTTAAAGGACGCCATGGAATCCTTTGCAATCCTGCATGTTAGTAAGGACAGAAAAGGTCGAGATGAGTTTGCTGAAGTTGCGTTAGCATCAAGGCGTGGTCAGGGATCAGGCATGGAGGACGACTAAAGTGATTATAACATTGGAAGGTACGCAGGGGTGTGGTAAGTCAGTTTCTACAGTTGCTTTAATCTTTAGAGATTGGGCTGTTAAAAAGAGGAAGATTTTATCTAATGCGTGGGTTGAGTTTCCTCATACCAGGTTCACAATGGATTATTTCCTTGAGCACTTAGAGGATGATGAAATAGAAAACTGCTCACTGTGGCTGGATGAGATGTACCAGATATTGGATAGTAGAAATGCTACTGGTAAGGTTAATAAGTTAATGACTTATTTCATAGTTCAGACAAGAAAGAGAAATGTTGACCTTTATGTATGTACTCATCATGTTGACCACGTTGATAAGAGACTAAGAAGAGCAATTGACATTAGGGGTACTTGCAACTTTGAGGATGAAACTCCATGTAGAAGATGTAAGGGAAGTGGTGAGTATAAAGGGGATAACCCAGCTGATGCTTATGGTGAGCCTATGGGAGAAAACGTATGTGGCAGGTGCTTAGGTTATGGTAAGACTGGATTTGGAACAGTGTCCTTTTTTAATAGAAGGGCAAGGGACAGAGCCTCTCGGTACTGGACGATAGTTGTTCCAGGTCCTAAATACTGGCCTTTATACGATACTAGTGAGAGAATTGCTCTTACTGGCAAACAAAAGAGGGTCTCTGCTAATGACCTGTAGGAGATAAGATGGAAAAGATGTGGAAACTTACTGTACTAGGAAAGAAAACTGCTAGTAGTACAATGCCTAATAAAAGAGATGAGCTCCTAGACTTCCTATATAAATGTACTGGAAGAACTGCAGTAGACAGTCAGATTTCAGCTGCAACTGGTTTAAGCAGAGGCTCCCTTAATGGTAAATTAAGGTCCTATGAAAAGGCAGGGTATGTTAAGGAACTGACAGGAGGTGGAGTATAATGGCAAAGATGTTTGAACCCACAATAGAAGAGATGGAAACAGAGAATGAAAAGTTAGCAGTTAAAGAAGAAACTGCTACTAGACGAGCTAATATTGCTGAAAGGGAGGCAGTGGTCAAGCAGTTAGATAAGCAGTATGGCAGAGATTGGTCAAGGACATTAGGTATTAGTAAATTAGCAGATCTAGAATCACTTAAGAGTTTTCTTACTAGTGCTAAGAGTGGTATGGAAAGTTATAGATTAGGCATTAGTATGAAAGGGGGACAGAGTCAACCTAATCCCATGCTTAGTCCTCTGCCTCCTTCGCGTACAAGACTCTAGTGAGGTAGTATAGTATGATCTCTATTATCGTTATTCCTGACGACAATGTACAAAGAGTGAAATGGTTTTTAGCCATATTTCCTCAACCTCATTATCAGGTTTTAGTGTGTGATGTTGGTATGAGTCCTGTAATGAAAGAGATGGTACTAAAATCAGGTTGTATGGTTTTTAGGAATGGGGGTAATTTAGAACATACCCTTAGTGAAGCTAAAAGGCAGGTGGGCTGCTTACGGACTTCAGTTTTTGATTTAACTAGGAGGTAAGAAATTGATCAAACAGATAGCTATAGGATGTGCTGTTGCGTTTATCCTATATATGGCTTACAATATTTTTGGATGAGGTTGATTTAAATGGAGTCAGAGTCCTGGAGAGTACCTAAATTTATACACTTAACTGAAAGGGAAAGAAGGTTAGGGGAGGATCCCCAATATAGGCCCGACTTTCCAGGTGGGCCACTTGTTACCTATGACGATCCCTTTAGTTTACTACATGAAACTGGGCATGCAGTTACACTGGATGACCCAAGTGGCACTAACTATGTAAGGAAGTTAGAGGACGAAAAGTCTGCTAATAGGCATGTAGTACACCAGATGATAGACGCAGGTGTTTGGAAACCCAGTTATAAAAAAGATATGGTAAGTAGTTTATCTAGTTACTTTGCTCCTTTCTGTTCTGATAGTGAAGACCCTGATGAAAAGGCTAGATGGTGGATTGGAGTATGGGAAAAAGAAGCTAGGAGGATGTATTAAATGGCAACAATGGCTTTTGATAGAACATTACCTTATACTCATCCTGCTAATCCGGATAGGCTTCTTACCTTAGTTACTATAGAGATTGAATCCGGGTCTATGGGGCCCAGAGCCCTAGCAGCTGCTGAGAGGCTACAGGCTTCTTTAGAGTGGCAGATCTATAAAGAGACTTTCACTGTTAAGTTAAGTGCTGATGAATTAAACATAATAGGCCAGTTGAGTCAAAAGAGGCCTAATTACGCTAAGGTGGAGTATAAATCCCCTAGAGATTATTGGGATGAGAATTTAGAGAACAATGAATTAAGAGAGATGGGAGATAAGTCAAGTGCGGGTGCCTTTGTCTCTCATTTACTTACTGCCTCTGGGGATATATTAAGGGAGGTGTCAGGCGATACTGCTTATACTCGGTATGGGGACAGAGACTATGCTATGTCTAAACTGGACGTAATTAAACTTAACACTCCAACTAAAAGTAAGTTAGAGGAAATAAGTGGTAAAAGACCTAGGGCATGGGGTGGTTATCTTAAACCAGAAGAGAAAAAGGCACTAAGAAAGATAAGAGAAGACATACGAGGAATTCCAGCAAGAACTCCTCAGGTTGAGGCTATTAAAACTCTCATGATAGAGATAGCAGGCAGAGATGTGGTTGATGTAAGAGAAAATATTGAAAGGGTGGAAAAGTTATTGTAATCTAGTCCCAAATTTAAACGGAGGTATTATGAGTTTTGATGATGAAGGGAGACAGGTTTATGACCATGACAGGACAGAGGTAGACCCTACTACACTTACTCCAAGGGAAACTGAAATACTATATTGGTATATTAGGGGATATAGTAATGAAGCTATAGCAGAGATACCTACTATCTGTACTGATCCTAAAACAGTAGAAAGACATGTAAACTCAATATATAACAAGTTTGGTATGGCTCCTTCAGGTAGGAATCAGGTAATGTCTGGGCATAGTCCTAGATCTGCAATAAGCTGGTTAGCTCTTAAGCAGGGCTGGGGTAGACATTTGACTGAAGGTGGACTAATTGATTACAAAAAGGATAATGCTCATGGTTTAACTCAGATTGAAACTCTTATGGTTGAGTTACTTAAGAGAGGAAATAATAATCCTGAGATTGCTAAGGCCATTAAGGTGTCTCCTCATACAGTTGAGAACTACATGAAGGTTATACATGCCAAGTTTGGTATAAATGGTCAGTTTGGTACAAATACTCAGGCTAAAAGAGCTGAGTTAATGAAAAGAATAGCGTAGGAGGAAATCTTCAATTGAAGAAAAACTTGGAGCCTCAGGTAGGTCCTATATATAGAAGAAAGGTACTACGAGCTAGTATGTTTGGCTTAGACCTTATTACGGACATGCCTGGGGAAAAGGGCTTTATGCCCAGGAGTAGACACATAGTGCTTACTCAACATGATAGGCAGTCGCGGGTTTGCCAGCCCGTTTCTGTTCCTCCTTAGGCCTAGGGGAGAGATGGGGCTTGACGTTTCTCTCCTAGGTTAAGGAGGCGGTACCAAATAGTCGGAGGTAAGATGAATAGTGTGAAAGAGGTGGTATTCCTTAGGTCTATATTGACCTACAATAAGTGGAAAGAGATAATATTCTTCTCAATAATATTTCAGTTCTATCTTTGGGGACTAACAACTGACATGACTTGGATGAGTTTAGGCTCAGATATGTTCTCTTATGTTGGTTCAGCTGAATATATGGAACCTGCTATTTTAGCAGGCTACCCAATGTGGATGATATTAGCATGGCCTTTCGTTCACATGCCAGGAAATCCTTATTGGTGGGGAGCAGTATTAAGTGCCCTCTGTTCAGTAGGTGTATGTATATTCATATTCCTTTCAGTAGCACGCTTCACAACTAATAAATGGGCTCCATATGTGGGCGCGCTAGTTTACGCTGGTTCGTTTATAGCATGGACGCAGAGTACTATTCCTGAAGTGTATACTCCCACATTACTAGTAATGGTAGGAGGCACATACTTTACACTCATCCATAGATTTTATTGGGCAACTTTTGTCTTTGCATTAGGTTTAGGATTACATCCAATAGTTACTTTTGCAATAATTCCTTGCTTAGTGTATGTTTACTATCAGAAGAATAAGGATTGGAAGTTTGTTGCTAAAATAAGTGCCTTTGGCTGTCTAGGTTTCCTTTCGTACTTACAGATGATACTTTCTGATAGTAGTGCTGATAATGGTCTTGCTGAATCTGGGTTAACAGTATTTGATATACTTCAGATAGTAGGGGCATTACCAGTTGACCCCTTTAGTAGTACATTAAGTAGATGGTATGAGTTCACCATAGTTGGTGGGCTTAGTTTTGGTTTTACTTTACCTCTGTACTTATACCTAAGGAGAGAAAGACATGTTTATTTGGTGGCCTCTATTGGCTTGGCAGTTCTGTCACTATATATGTTCTCATTACTTCCTCAATGGGTTACCTATTTAACCTTCGTATCAGCCTTTGCTGCTATACTTGCAGGTTGGGGATTTAGTAGAGTTCCCTATAAATGGGCTACTCCTATATTCCTTATAATACCTATAGTCCTAATGGTTAACAATGTAGTTAACTATGACCTTAACAGAAACGTTGATGAAAGCCCAACTACTGCAAGACAGTTTTATCAGATCTTGGATGAAGTTGATGATGGTAGTATTATAATAACCAGTGCGTGGGCTCATCCTGGTTTAATAACTGAGTACCATAACTTAAAGGAAGATAATGACATTAACCTTATGAGGTATGCAAAAGTTTACTGGGATGACAGATATGAGAACTATATTGAGAATCTAGAGGATAAGGGAATTATTGTTCCTCCAGTCTTCGAAGAAGCTGATCAGCCTAAGATGAATAAAAACTTTGAAGATTGGTGCCATTTAGTAGCAAAATTAAACGGAGGTAGAGATGTTTTTGTCGCCTTTATGGAGAGAGAGGACCCGATGTATTTCGATCTTACTTATGCCCGTAATTACAGCAATAGCGATAATGTTTGCTGGACCAGAGAGCTACCGTCTACTCAGAGGTGACTTTGAGTGGGATGAGTGGTTATGGACAACCTATTCAAATAAGACTTGGTTATGGGCTGCTTCTATGCTTGTGATTGGTGGCAGTTTAGGTTACCTTAGTTATAGGTTTGTTATCTACTTTAAGGACAGAAAAAATGAAAGTTGATAACACCCTATTTGGTAAGAAAATTGACTTCCTTTTAGTATATATGCTAATTGGATTTGTATTCCTTTCCTTTAGAGGCATGCCTTGGGGATCAGGTTCATCGTCAGTGATGGCCTTCATGCTGTTCTTTGCTGGCGTTTTTGGAACATTTGTCTTTAAATGGAAAGAGTTGAAATTAGGACCTAAGGTGATCTATATACCACTGTTATTAATACTGTACTCAGCCTTTATTTGGCTTTTTCTTGATTGGGATAAGATAGGTTCCTCAATTTTCTTTCTAATAGTAATGATCTTTATGTTCGGTATTTATGTTACTGCTATAAGTAAAGGGCATAACTTAACGTACTTTGCTGTTCCTATAATAATCATCCTTAGTTTCAGTGTGATGTGGGATGGTATAGATAGATTGATACAGCATGAAATATTTATAGCAAGAGCAACTGGTTTTTCAGATAATACAGACCAGATTGCTTCTATACTAACGGTTTGTATATTCCTACTTAGAGGTAAATGGAAATGGTTAGCATTTCCAGCAGTAGGAACAATTCTGTTTACAGGTTCCTATTGGGCTCTTATGGCTTTGGTAGGTTGCTCCCTTATAGCAATATGTAAAAGGGAAGTACATTTAAGTAGAAGATTTCTATTAGCAGTAGGGGTTTGTGTTCTTGTACTTTTTATTGCTGTTACCTCTTCTACTAATCTTAGAGAAAGGGTTTGGCAGGAAGACAAGGTTAGAGCAGTGATTGAAGAAAGAGACTTTAGGGCTGCTGACTCATTAGATACCAGATGGTATCAAAATGAAAGTGTAATAGATAACTTTAGTTTCGTAGGACATGGATTTTATCTAGAAACTAATAAAGACGGGGATATAATGACTGAACAGGGCAGATATGGTATAAATATCCATAATGTCCCTATGCTGTTATTAGATGATATTGGACTTTTAGCTTCGTTAGCATGGACTTTCGTTACACTTTCTGCAATCTGGGTAAGTAAAAGATATAGGTATGCTTTACTTGCTATATTTATAATGTCTGCCACAGGTAGTGCAGACTGGTGGTGGTTTAATCTTTGGATGCCTTTCTACTTTGCATTATTAGGTTTAGTTTCTCTGGAAGTAATGGAAAGTAAGTATGTACCAAGATGGGAGAAGTATCGTGGGTATTATTGGAAAAGGTTTAAAAGAAATAGTCCGAAAACACAATAAGTTCTGGGGGGATATTGGAACTTCAGTCTTATTGGCCTTTGCTCTTGTGTTTGCTTTATGTGTAACAATTCTGTTAGTACCCTCTATGCTACGTCAGTACTATATAAAGGGAAGTAATGCGAGTAGCAACTAATTTACTAGAGAACTTAGTAGTGCTACTTGCCTTAGGTTTTATAGGATTAGTAGGGTACTCTTGTTACTACTTTATGACTACTCCTATATGGTACTATGACGGTTGTAGTTTTATGGGTTACCATAATGTAATATATGAAACTCCTACTGAACATTATGGCTATTGGATTATACCAATTTTGCCCCTTGAGTGCTTAGTAAATATGCCCATATATTGGGCCTTACCTGGATTGTTATTTTGTGGACTGGCTTCATGGATTATCTGGGATAGGCTTACGTGGGGATGCCCAGTAATATATAAAGGGAGGTAAAAATGTGGGAAGATTTAAAGAAGAATCCCCTTATGAAATTGGTTAGACTTGGATGGGATTGGATAGAAGGTCTTATCTATATAACAACTTCTATGTCCATTATGATATTAGGCATTTTAATAATGTCTAATATGGGTACTAATAAGATTGCAATGGCAATGGTGGGAATTACAGCACTATACTGGGCAATCAAGGCTCTTGTAGCATTTCAGAGTAAAGATCTATTCAAGAAAAAGGAGGAAGACGATGCAGAGACGCCCAATATTTCCTCAGGCTTTTACCCAGGGACTAAAGAAAGTAAGTGGTGATTTTATGTGGGGAATTTGGGGTGGAATGAGTCCTGGCCATCCTAAATATGACCCAAATCAGCGCCAGACTAGAGATAGAAGACCAGTTAGAAAACCTAGGGATTATTGACATTATTATCATTGAAAATCCAAGGCAGGTACGATATAATGATAATAAGGACTATATTATTTACAGAAATTTCGGAGTTTAACTCCAACCTTAAACAGAGGTTGTCATGGTTGCCACAAGGTTTAAGTTGGCTTTCTAAAGTAAAAATAACTGGTTTAAGAGAGCCAGAACAAATAAATACTTCCCCAGAGAGATGGAGAGATGAACAGTCTCTCTATGTTTTCGGTAACCAAGTACAAAATAAATTTCCTGAAATTTCTGCCCCCGTTCCAGCTTACCTCATTCCAACTATTACCGATATTCACTACAGCGTTGGCGTACCTCTTGGTTTCTCACGTGAAGATACAATGCACATGATTTCTAGGGGTATTGAAGAGGGTCAATTTGAAAGGCTGGGTAAATAGCTTACAAAACTTTAGGAGGTTTTCTAATGAAGAAGAAAAGTAGTTACAGAGGTGCAATTAGTCAGTCTGGTAGGGAAGTTACCGCTGCCGTCCGAGAGGAAAGTAGGAAGACTAAAAGTCTCATTTCCGGGAAGGGCAAAGCTGCAAGAATGAAGTCCAAAGGTGGTTCAGGTAGTTTCCCAACACTGGGTGACTTTAGTAAATCAGTTCCAAAGGGTGGATTGCTGAATCCAGGTCTCCGTAAATAAAACTTAAGGTGGTAATTAACATGAAGTCTGGAAAAAGGAAAGCTAAGGCTAAGGTCAGAAAGGGGACAAAGAATTCATCCTTTATGACTATCGCTGACTACGCTAAAACAGTGCCTAAGGGTGGGTTACTAAGCCCCACACTACGTAAATAAAGACAGGGAGGTGATTTAAATGAAAATTAAGAAAGTAATGAAAAAGATCCGCAAACGCGGCGCCAAAGCTCGTTCCACTGTTTCCAAAAAGGGGGCAAGGGCCCGTAAGAGAACCAGGAGTAAATCAGCAGCTACAGCTGACAAATTCCCAACTCTGGCTGATTTCAATAAGACAGTTCCCAAGGGTGGTCTGCTGAATTCGGGTCTTAGAAAGAATGGTGGTATTAACGTTTCTAAGATTGACCCTAACAAGAAACCAAAGGGTGACTTCAAAAATGTTGGTATTTAAGGCCGGTACCGCCTAAATGGTATATGGGCCATGCCATATTAAAGATGGTATGAGATTCCCAGTATTGTTTGCTGGAGAACTATACCCCAAAGAAGATAAACAGTGCCTCTGGCCCATTATACCAGTAAAAGGAGAGCGATGGCAGTCTACTACGTTTATTCCCCTGACATAGTTTATAAAGGTAAAAAGGGCGTTGCAGCTGAAATTGAAGCTGATACAAAGCGCCATGCTGAAACCTCTTTTACGCGTTACTTCTCTGAAAGTGACGTTGTTCCTCATGGTCAGGTAGCAATGATAAAGAGTAGACTGATTGTTGACAAAATGGAACCTGGTAGTATTTCAACTGATATTAAGTTAACTTATGGTGCAGGGAGAACAGTCAGAGGCCCTATCCAAAGTGAACCAATACCAGTTGAAGAGATGGATTTTGGTTTAGAACCTAGGCAGATAGAGGAAAGAGTAGCTGAATCTGCTTACCCTCCAGTTGAAAGAGACCTTGCGCCTGTAAGGCAGGTAGAGATGCCTGGAACTATGTATGAAGAGCCTGTTAGGAAGGATCCTATCCAAGAATTGAGAACAAGTCCTTTAGGCCAGGTGTCAATGGGTATGTCTCAAATAGGGCCTAGATTCAGAGACAAGGTTTGGCCTCAGAGGAGACCAATATAATGCCTGGAATGGAGACATTCGGTCAACCTTATCCTAAGGGCGTTAAGTCAATATGGCTGCCCCAGGGACTTGGTAAAGTAAAGGCAGGGCCTAAGAAAGAACCTGTGCATCCCATAACTAAAATGGCAGGTAAAGACTTAGGTCTATTTGCAAGGCCGAATATTAAACCTAAAAAGAGAAAGAAAGGCCCTGGTTCTATTAGATGGGGTCTCAATACTAGACGGTCTATTGATACTAGGATGTGGGGGATATAATTATGGAGTATCCTAGAGAGACAAAAGAAAGGGCTATCTGGTCAACTTTAATGGCCTCATACCCTAGACCTCTAACACCCAGAGAACTTAAAGACAAGGTAATGTATAAGCATCCTGGATTGTTTAGTGGTGGTGAAATTCATGAAATAGTTGAATCTAATCCAGAGAAGTTTAAGTACCCAGTTCCTGGAGAGAAAAGTCAGTACAGTATGACTATTAATCCTAACTATGTACCTGATAGATTTGGAAGACACGACCTACAAGAAGAAAGACTAAACAGAATAGGCACGCTTAAAGCTGAACTTGATAGTTTAGAGTGTAGAGAGGAAGAACTAGAGGGGCTTATCTGGAAAGAGGCAGTTGCTGCTGCTAGTTCCGAAAGACCTAGACTCATTGAGGAATACTCTGATGTAACTGTAGACCCAATGTCGGGCAGGTACATTGAGAATCCAGAGTACCAAAGAGAGTTGGAATAAATAACTATCCCTGTTAGGGAGATTAAAATTATGGCGAAGAAGAAAACAGTTAAAAAGACTGTAAAGAGAACTACAACCAAAAAGAGGACTACTAAGAAGAAGTCCTTTATGGAGAGCAGAGGTGGCCCAGAACCTATGCCTGAAGACAGGAATAGGGGAATTACTGTGATTATTAGGGCTGCTACTCGTTGGGATGTAGAACAACTAATAAATTCTCTTCAGAACTACTGCTACGAGAATGGCTTGGAAGAAGTTGAGGTAATGGCAATTCAGGCCAATCCGGGTGGTGGTTGGGAAGCTATTCTTCGTGCCCATAACTTCAACTGGGGTGCAGCACTTCAAAAGGTTAAAGATGTTGCAGGTTCTGGTTGGGAGAAAATATCAGATGTAAGTGAGACAGGCTGGGAGGGTGCTAAAACAGGCCTTGGTAGGGCAGTAGATGTAGGTGAAGCAGGCTTGGAGGGGGCTAGGGCAGGTATTGGCAGAGCAAGAGAGTTTGTATCCTCAGGTGAAAAAAGACCTTTAAATATCAGTGAGGACAGATGGAATCAGATGACTGGCCAGCAGAAAGAAGCTGCTCAGGACCAAGCTGAAAGATTAGGTACTACAACTACCCGTATGGGTGCAGGTAAGGGGTATAAGTGGGGGGAAAAGGCTGCTGAGTATACAACCATTCCTAGAAGAAGAGAACAGGAGAGAGCTAAACAGAGATACTATGAAGATAGCTGGCAAGAATCAACTAGATCTGGCGCCTTTGTAGGCGCTGGTGGTTTAGATATTAAAGACCCAATGGCCCAAAGTGAGATAAAGTCTTTCAGAAAGCAGCAAGAGGCAGCTTCTAGAGTCCATCATAAGGCTAGAAGTATGGGTATTAATTTAGAGACTGATGAAGAGCATAAGTTCGTTGGTGTTCAGGGCCCTGGTGGTAAGGTATCAATTAAGAGATTTAAAGTTCCCTCAAGACCAAAAACTACTGCTAAACTTATGCAAGAAATAGAAAAGATGAAAAAGATTATGCCTCCTTCAAAGAAAAAGGCGGCATTACAGGCAGCTAAGGACACAATGGACTTTGCTGCTAGATATGGCGGGGACCTGACAGTTGGTACTGCAGGAGTTGCAATGTCAGGTGGACGTGGAGGATTCCAAGCAAGACAGCCTTTCCAAAGAGGGTATTCAACCTTTGCAGCTTCTGCTCCTTCTCCTCAGCCCTCAGGTGATATGAGATCTCTTCTTGTTCCTAGAACTCCCCCAGTTATAGGTGGTGGTAGTCCATTTAGGGGCCAGTCCCAATTAAGTGGTGGAAGTAGAGTTCAAATTGGGCCTAATCCACTTGCAGGGGAAGAGTTAGGAGGACTAAGAAGGGCTATGCTTAGTGGGAAAACAGCCAAGGTGATATAATCATGGCGTATGATCTTATCATACCTCATGTAGGTCCTGTATCCTACGAAAGTGATCTTGCTGGAGAAGAACCAATTATAGTACAGAGGCCTGGCCCTATGTTTGTCCATGGCGGACCAGGAGAAGCTATACCATATGATGAAGGAACCCATGCTTGGACACCTACTGATAGAAGTACTTACATTAAGAGATCACCTCAACTTGTATTTGAAGCGCTTCAGGTTGCTTTTGCTGAAAAGGGTGGTCCAGTTACACTTAGGGAAATTGGAGAAACAGGTAAGAGAATGCCTCCCTGGAGACGACCCTACCTTGATACCCATTCAGGCCAGTTCGATGTGTTTGACTGGAGAGACAGAGTTCAAAGACACATGGATACTTTAGTTAAGAACGGATTGGCTGATTATAAAGTTGGTGATAGAAGAGGCACAAGGTACTATATTCCCAATCAACCACCTAGTGATGAAACGATGACTAGAGCAATGGGTTACTCTACTGATAGTAGACAACTAGGTTGGGGCTGGGCAGGTGGTGGAGGTTAGTAGAATGCACCAGCATGGACAAGCTCCTCGATATTATGAGGGGGATGAAGTAATATACAGAGCCTCTAAACCTTACTCGCCTCAATACCTTGAGGGTATGACTGGTCAGGTTGTTGAGAACCTAGGGCAGAGTAAGAGATCTAGAGGTATGGTTGTTTCTAAGGGTCTGTATTCTGTTTACTTTCCTGAAATAGATTTAGTTAAGAATGTATCAAGTGGCGATATAGATCTAATTAGGCCAGCAGAGGGGCCCAGTGATGTTAGGTTAAGATATCCTGCAACTAAAATGGATATACTTAATCAAGCAGCAGCTGAGCTTGCAAATATTCCTAAAGTTCCTCCTAGAGAGGGGGGTGATTGGAGTGAAAGGACAGTAGACTATCAGGACTACGATGCTTATCCTATAGAGGATGCCCCCTATGTAGATGCATGGAGATTAAAACAAAGTCCGTATAAGCATGGATACGAAGTTGCTGAGAAAATGATAACTGAAAAGTTCCCTGAATCAAGAGATTGGGCAAGAAAAAGGGGTGGTGGTGGTTAAATAGTTAGGAGGTAGGATGAGTAAACATAAGGGACCAACTCTAAGAGTGAGATATAGAGATGGTTTAGGTGTGAAGTCTAAACTAGTAGTTACTAATGGTAAGAGCAGAAAATTCATACCAAAAGGCAAGAAAATTCTTAGGGTAGAAAAGGTTAGTCAGCATGAACTTTATCATACTGGTGAGTTCAATGATCTACCCCAGAAGTTAATGAAAGAGTTTGAAGATGCAAAGAGGAATGGTCATAAAGTAAAGATCGACCAGTTCCCAGAAGAAGCCCTTATAAAGCAATAAACGAGGTGAATAAAATGGTAAGAGAAGGATGGGACCCAGAGAAAGCTGCAGTTGCCTTAACAGCATTTAGAGAAAGAGTTACACAGGAGTCTGAGCCATGGGATCCAGTACTGGCATCTACAGGCCGGCTCTCCAGTGGGGGTATTCCTACTGATGAGCAGTATTTAGAGAATCTAAGAGAACTTGAAGATATTGTTCCTGGTCAGGGTACCACTATTTCAGAACTGCCAGAAGGCTGGGAGTTCATGGACTGGAGAGAAAGACGGAGATGGTTGAGAATCTACCATGAACTGGCAAAGGCGAAAGACTATAGATCTGATTCTGAAGCAGAAGCCTGGAAGAAGGCTAGAATAGCTAAGAAGAGAGAGAAGAGAAAACTTGTATATGATAAGTATCAACCTATCATTACCTCAAGAGCTCCCTTATCTCCTGATGAGCAGAAGGCCCAAAGAAAATCTGCAAGGGAACTCCAGGCTTATGGCCTGTATATGATTGCCCTTCAGAGTCCTAATGTTCTTAGGGCTAAAGGGAAAGATCCTGATAAGGTGATAGACTGGTATGAAAAGAACTACGGGAAGCCTGAAGGTGGTATGTTTTAGAGGTTAATCCCTCCCAGGGGTGCCTATAATAAAATCTAGAGGAGGTCGAATTACATGGCCCGTAAAAAAGCTAAGAAGCGCAAATCGACCAAGAAAAAGAAAAAGTAGTCCAGTAACCCTGGGGCTATAAGCCCACATCTTACCTCCGTGGGGGGCTAGGCACTCACATTCCTGGTCCCCCGCATCGGTAAAGAGAATATTAAGAATCCTCATGTCCCTGCTTTGAAGTCCTCAAAAACTCATCTGGGTTATCTACGTTCAGAACTGATAGTCCTCCACTAGGGCTAGTTCTAAGTTTTAGTGGGAAAGTATAAATTCCCTTTGTTACTCTATTTTCAAACTCTCTAGTTACCTTAACTGATCTCTTTGACTCTATCCTCTTGAGTCCCTCTTCTGACATAGCAGTTTTCCAACCACTAAGTGTCTCAAAAGTGTTTAGTATTTTCTCTCCTTTTAATATCCTCTTAAAATCAGATAAGTTTAATTTAAAGTCTTTATACCCCGATGTTCTCTGTTTGAAGTTTCCCCTATCGTCCTCATACCCATAAAATTTAGGTCTAATGAAGTAGGCTTCAGTTGCATGATCTACTAATTGAAGTTCACCAGCATCCTGACCTATAAATAATGGTTTATTTGAGAATATAGAATCGTTATCACAGTAATACAACTGCCCCTTTCTTGTATATACCTCCATTAACCTTTCCATATGCCTTATCCTTGCCTCTGCCCGTATTGCCATGTTTACAGCAGGTTTTATATAGGGGGATCTTCTACCCTTACTAGTACTTACCTTTTCGTGGTAGCATTCCTCTTCATCTATTGGCAGCCAACCTGTGAAATCCTCTATATCTTGTGCGTGTCTAATCTCACTTGAAATTCTTCTTTGGCCCAACTTTCCACTTAATCTAACACCAAAGAGTTTCCAAACGCCACTCATCTGTTTATTAGGGGCTGAACTTCTTAATTCGCAGATCTTTGCACCAAATTCTTGTAATGCAGGATAGTGTTCTCCTGTTAGTTGCTTTATGATAGTTACATCAACACCCATCTGTATTGCCATTTTTAGTTCTCTGACATCCCACCAACCCTGGAACTCCCCTACTGGAAAAATAAGTCTAGATGTTGTCATGTTATTGGATCTAAACCTATATGGAAGAGGCCCTAAGTGAGTGCTATCAGGCACTTTTACTTTAGCATAGACTATACCAGGCTTGTCTATGTCTGGAGGACACCATTTAAGTGCCCCTATAGGGACTCCTGTATTATAGCAAGAAGTATACATACTTCTTACGTCATACATATATACTCCTTTACCGTACCTTTTAAAGACCTCGTTCCTACCCCCATATGTCGCTTCCCTTATAGGGCCTTCAACCTGCTCATTTGAGTGTATCTCACCAACTGAGTAGTATCTTTTATCAAAGGCTTTAACTGCTGTAAGTGGCATTGTTAGGGAAGGTAGTATACCAAAGTTTTCTAATAGAGTCTCTGTGTATTTGTCCATTACCTCTGATAGACCTAGTACGTCTCTTTTTAGATACGCTCTAAAGGCATCTAGTGCATTCGCCATTTCCCAGATAGGTTTAGTTTTACTATGGTCCCAGTAAAGTTTTCTTTCTACACCAAATGCCTCACAGAGAGCTCTTAGTGCCCTTGTAAGTGTTAAGTAACTGTCTTCAAATACTATTAATTGGTCTTCCCAAGTTAATCTGCCTGTTCCTCCTACGAAGCCTATTCTTTCTCCCCTTCTGTATAACTCTCTTAGTATAAACTTATTGTCACAGTCCTTTGCTCTATGGGCATAGATTTTGGTTCCCATCATATCGTATTTTATTAAGTGATCAAGGAACTCACTTACCACGTTTGCTTCATCAGAGGTCTTTAGGAACTCGTGATAAGTGGTTCCATCATAGTAGCCTAAAGCTACTGGGTCAGTCCATCCTAGTAATTCTATATCAAATGTAGGTATCATCTAATAGTTCCTGGTTTTTCCCCACCCCAGTAATCTATACCTTGTGGATCACTTGTAGGCAGATCAACGAACTTACTTTTATGGAAAACTCCCTTGGCCCCTTCAACCTTTTCAGGTGTCTGTTTACCCACCCTTACTGAAAACGTCATTCTTAATACAGTAAAGGGTTTCTGTTTCTTAACAAAAGGGCCAGGACTTGGGCCCTCAGGTATCGCAAGGATCTCTTCTATTTTATTTATAAGGAAGGGTTTTTTACCCACCCAGTCAGGTAGTTCATACCCTAATGTTTTCTCCCCATAAATCATTACATCTGCATCATAATGCTTAGCAGCTGTATAGGATCTTACTTCTGCTACCTTCTTCCTACCTCTTGCTGTTCTATTAAGTTTAATATCTATAGTTGCGAACTTAAATTGTATATCCTTATATCTATTAAGCTCTTCAGTTGCTGCCCCTAATAGAATATCTGAGGCCTCTCCAAACTTTTCTGGAGGTAGATTTTTTAGTTCGTAAACTATATCTACTCCATCATCGTACCTTAAATCAGATCTATCTATCTGATAGGGCAGTCTACTTAGATATCCCTTTTTGTATAGCATCTGAGCTACCTTAGGTCTTCCTTTGTAAGGTCTGGGTTCCATGTATTACAACCTCTCTTTTAATTTAGACAACTACTATGATACTCTAATCCATCCCAATGCTTTTTAATGTCTACTACTTCTACCTGCTTACCGCAAGTGGGACAAATAGGTTTCATATATCCCCAATTCTTACCTGCTTTAGGTTCTATTGTAAACTGCATATAGTTATCAACTAGAGCCATTGTACATTCTTCTAGTTCTTTCTTGATTTGGAGGCAACAGTCAGGGTGATCAATCTCCATTAGTACATCATCATGGATGGGCCATAATGGCCTGCAACCCAATCTCTTTTGATTATTATAGGCATGAAGCATACCATATAAGTTAGTATCTGATGCGGGAGACTGAATCTTAAAGTTAACACCCATTCTTTGGATTTCATTTATGTTATCTTTAGTTAATAACCCCATTCTTCTTTTCCTACCAAAGTATGTTGTTAATTCACCAGTTGCCTTTATTTCATTTAGTGTCGACTCATGATAATCCCCTATTGTGGGAACTAAATTCCTTATTGTGTTCTTTAAAAGGTTAGCAGAAGGCAAAGTTAAATTAAATCCTCTAGCAAGGGATTCTGCTCCTCTTAAATATATGACTCCAAAAACTGCTGTCTTTGTTTTACCTCTAGAATAGTCACCATTTGATAATCTATTCACCTCCTGATTTATTATGTCATGGGGGTCACTTGTTAATAGTAAATTCTTAAGGTATTCATCCCTAGTAACTATTACGTACCATCTTAACTCCATCTGCTTCTGGTCAGCACTCATCATCCACTTATCTTTATCCCTAGGCTCATACATTGCTTTTATGTCTTTATTTCTTACTATATTCATTACAGAAGGGTCTTCAGCAGATGCTCTACCTGTTACTGTACTAAATAGTTTAATGTTAGGATGAATGAGATAATCATTGTCCATGAAGTTTGCTACTGATAGTACATAGGTTGATCTTAATTTATTCATCCTACCAATTTCCATTAGTAGTTGAACCTGTTCCAAGTCAGCAAACTTCTCTAAATACTTTTTACTAGATGTTCTACCCAGGTGCTTGTCCATAGGAAGTTTTAATACATCATAGAGATAATCGCATTTATCTTGAGGGGACATGGGATTGTATCTATACCCTGCCATCTCATACCATCTTTTCTCTGTAGCTAATAGTTCCTCTGCTATGAATGTATCTGTTTTCATTAACATACCAGGATTTACTCTAGCACCACTATGTCTTAGATCTACAAACATATTGGTACAGGGCATAAGTAGATCAAAGAAGTATTCTTCGGTTACTATCTTCTCAAAGTGCTTTTTAAGCATATAGGTACAAGTTACATCCCAGGATGCGTATCCATATAAGACATCATCTGGCACTAAGTCGAAACTTGACTTGGAAGTAGGTCTCCATCTACCAAGGTCTTCTTCCCACTCAGGTGCACCTAGTATTCTCTGTGATAGGGCCTTTAATCCTATTGCCCAGGATCTCTCATCTTTAACGTAGGCTGCAAGCATAGTATCATACCCTATAGTAGTATCATACCCTGCTTGCCAAAGGAAGGCATTATCAAACTGGCCATTATGCATTATAGTATTGGACTTATTCATTACCTCTATTAAACCTGGATGTTGCATATAGTTAGGATGAGGCTCAAAGTGAACTGAACTCTCTCCAGGTATAATGTAAGCAGTTCTCTCTTCTACTGCAATTGCAGCACATCTTATGCCATCAGGTTCCCTACCATAAGGATGTAGGCCACCTCTTGTGGTTTCTAAATCTATTGCTACCTCTGGTGCATTATTTATTATCTGGCAGATATCTGTTATATTTGTAGCATCAGCAACTACTGTCTCTGGTACCCAGGTTATCTGTTTCCAAGTTCCATTTAGAAAGTCAATACCCTTTTTAAAGGCATAAACAAAGTCTAAATAAAAGTCTGGATTTCTAAGTGCAGCAGCCGGATGTGTAATTGGTAGTACAGGCCCATACTTGTCACTGTCTATTATTTTACCTTCTACCTTCTGAACTCCCTCAAGACCTAATATCCTCTTAAGAGGTAAGTTGCCAAGTACTATAGTTAAGTCAGGCTGCATATCCTCTATTTCTTTATCTAGTCTACCACTACAGCATCTACTGGCCCTTGTTATTTCAGATTCAGTTGAGCCTTCTTTTATCCTGCAAATAAGTGTATTAGTTACTACTATTTTTGGAACATCTAACTGATCACTTACTTTCCTCAGCAGTTTTCCAGATGCACCAACAAAGAAGCTACACTGTGCGACTTCTTCCCAGGCAGGGGCCATACCTATAAATAGTATTGTTACATCTTCCTCTTTTTCTTGATACTGTACTCTCTTGAATCTATGAGTAAATACTCCATTCCTTATTACCGCTTGATATGGAACACCATAAGGTGAAAGGAAGATGTCCCTTGTTGGGACCATGTCACTGTCCTGCATAGGACATTCTTCACAGTTACATAAACTTAGGTCAATCATGCTTTTTCCTTGTATACCATTTCTTAATTATTATTAGATAGATTACTAATCCAAGGACACCTATTAGAATAGGAAGTATACCTTTAAGTATATTACCTTCAGTTAATTCTACTATACCAGAGGCCATGGGTATCCCTATAATTATCGAGATCATTATTGGTACAGGATTATTGGGTACCATTATGTCTCCTTCTTTAATGTCATAACTATATCTAGTAATAAAGGGAAAAGATACTTTTCTGTTTTAGGACAGTTTAATAGTGGTTCATTTTTGTACCTAGATTGAACTATTACCTTATCCCCTTTTCCCCACCCAGAATGGTTATAGTCTACTGATCTACCATGACTATACTCATTTGTTCCTTCATCCTCAATCCACTTTAGTCCAAAGAACTCTATTATTTCTTCATTACTATACATTATTTATATACCTTTGTTACTACTTCACCCTTTCTAGTAGTACCATTCCTTTTATCATCTACATCGAAGTAAATATAATCACTGTCTTCTTTTTTTACTATAGGGGTTATAACAGTATCACAGTTCCTAATAAGTCTTTTATCTAAATCTAATTTATAGTCTCTACAATAGATATAGATGTTTATATTTCTTTGTCTTGAGGTTATCATAAAGAATGTTAGTAGTTGACTAGTTGAGGTAAATTCAGAATGTTTAAGGTCTACTCTAAATTTATTCCAAAGTACAAATGAGCAGTTATACAATTTGTCTAAATTGAATAAACTCATATCTGGATCTATGTAGTAAGTTTTATTAGGATCTAGTACACTATCAGCCTTTGCTAATAGAAGTGCTAGTTCCCTTGCTTTCTCTAGATGGAAGTGTTCTATTGCTGCTATCATACTTCCTTCTTTATCCAGTAGTTATATATACCTTGAATCCAACAGTATGTATACCAAATTGCTAGAACGAATATGCCCCACTGTTCAGCAGTTATACTAGCATAGAACCAGAAGGGTTGACTACATAATCCTACTATGTAGCCCCATCTTTTCCATCTCTCTAATCGACTAACTAGCCAAATAGCTAGACCACCCATTACTGCAATACAAACTTGTACTAAGATATCAAACATTATCTACACCTTCTGTGTCCAGATCTTCTAGGGATATATCCCCTCTTTTTAAAGCAAGAATAACACAACCTATTCTAGTAGATAAATTAAATAGTCTTTTAATATCTGATAGGTGGCCATTTACAGTAGCCTTACTAATATTTAAGATATCACTTATTTCTTTGTTTTCTTTACCAGAACCAATTAATTTAAGTATCTCTATATGTCTTTTAGTTATATTATTTGTACTCTCACCCATTACTAACTCCTACTTAAGTGCTATACAGTCTCCTCTAGTATTATAAAGGTCATAAGCAAATTCACATATTAGTAAGGACTGACAGGTAACACAAGTACAGAAATCTGGTTCATCTTCTTGGTAATCTTTGAAGTGGAGAGAGAAGTTCTGAGATAGACCTTCTAGTTCTCTAATTCTCCTATCTAGGTCTTCTTGTTTGTACCAATCATTATGTGCCATATTCTACTCTAGATGGGTAAGAGTTCCAAAGTCCTGGGTTTTTGTTTCTGGATGTGTACTTCTATAAACTGTCTCCTTAATACATACAGGACAGGTTACATCTACCTCTTTGGTAAGAAAAGTATCACCCATACTTTTACCGCAAGCAGTTACTCTAACAGATATCTGCCCTAAGTGGGTATACTTTTCATCATTAGATATAAGGCAACCTAGAAACTCTGAGAAATCTCCTGCGTATAGGGTAATATAGTCTACGCCTAAAACTCCTTTACTCACTCTTACCTCCAAACTCTTCTTTTACTTTATCCAACCATGCTTGTCTTCTATTTAATTTGGCCCAGAAGACCATTAGTATACCCTCTCTTAATCCCTTATTACCACAGTTATGTCTGCACTTAAAGTTTCCCTCTGTCATATCCATCTCTACATCTATTTCGTAGAGTTCATGCTCTTCTGCCTTACTATCATCCTTGCCATTCCCCATTTGAGATCTTATAAAGGCGCCTATTAGGCCACTTAAAGCTCTCTCTTTACAATTAGTTTCATAGCAGAAGACGCCATGGTTAATATCATAGTCTATTCTTATGTATACTGCAAAAGGATTCTTACTCATTATCTCTTCCTAAAACACAGAATAAATTCTGTCTTCCTCTTGCCAGGCCCCTCATAAACTCCAGTATATTCTCTATAAAGACTTATATTTACGTCTTCTAGATTCTGGATAAGTTTCTTTTTATACCTTCTGTCAGTCCAAAGAAGTCTTACTTCAACTCTGCCACCTGGCATTAAGACTCTAGATATTTCTTTATAGGCTGCTTTCCTAAATATTCTGCAGCCTAAAGACCATCTACTAATTATCTTTCTAAAGAAGTTATCAGGGTAGGGAATATTTTCTACACTTGCTATTTTATACTCTATAAGTGTATTGGGAGTCACTTTAATCTTTACTCTCCGTCTGTCTAGGGCTCTTGTACAGCCAGGGGCAGGCCAACCACCAGCGCCAACATCGAGGGTCTCGCCATTCTTGCTCATTTCAGTACTACCTGTAAGATAATAGAAAGGCCAACTAAGACGAAAATTGAGATTATTCCCCATTTGGAATGTACAAAAGATTGTAATCTGTCTCTCATATTACCTTTATTGGTAATTCCTATATACAGACCTAAAATAATTGCTGGTATCAATCCCCAAATAGCCCATCCATGTTCTGCATCTCTAAGTGCGTCTCTTACTAAGAACAAGCCTCCAACACCAAGTCCCAGTCCTAGTATTAGAGATATTGCACTACCTATTAAGACTGCTTGTCTATCTAATTTATCTTTATCTGTACCTTTTTTATCATCCATCTCATTCTCTTCCTACATCAAAGTGGTCTATCAAGATCCAGTCCTTGCTCTACAAGTAAGGGTGCAATTCTAGGAGGCAACCAGCCTAGGGGTTTCATTCTTTTCCCATCCTCTCTGACAGGTCCATTTTTCTTTTCCATATTTGTCTTATGGACTTCATCCCAGATAGGTCTAAGATCAATACCATAGGCAAGTGCAGTTCCTATTACTACAACACAGAGATCAGTACATCCATCTGCTATCTTTACTAAGTCATTCTCCTCCAGACCCTCTTCTAACTCGTTGTACTCTTCCCTATTTAGTTTCCTTCTTAACTTCTTTGTTGCTTCGTTAGGTATACTGGGATATAGTCCTATTTGTTGATCCATTGCTCCCATGAATTCTTCAATATCTCCACACCAATCTTCACTCATTCTTTCTCTCCTAAATATTCTGACTTGCCATCCCAACCATCAGGTAGGTCTTTAGTTACATCTTCTCGCCCATGCTTTACTCCATGGACAAAACCATCTACATAGGCCTTTCTGAGAAATGATTCTAACCAATTCCAATGTGCTTCTGCTAACTCTTTTGCCTCACTTCCGGACATCATAGTATTTACAAAGCCTCCGCTATTTCCCAACAATGCTCATATAGATGTAATCCCTTACTACAGGCAATCATCTCTCCATCTTCTACACCTATAGATAATGCCATATACTCTTTTAATAGTTGAAGACCCCCTAAGTTAACGGGAAAGCCTGTCCAGAGATCCCAGCTTCTAAATTAAGGCATGAAGTGAAGTTTACCATACCTTATTCTGGTATCAATGCCTCTTAAACAGGGTGGATCTGCCATGTCCATTGAATACTGATCTCCTATAGTCATGTATAGTTGGTTGCAGCCTTCTCCATCTTTTTTGTACCTTGCAATTACTGTTTCTATTTGGTGATGAAGAAACTCACCATAAGTATACTGTTCATTCTCTTGTTTTTCTGAGGTCATAAGATACTGTAAGTAAGCCTCTATTTGGTCTAGATTCGCTGGAGCAGGTAATCCTGTAGGAATATCAGGATAGAGTGGTGTCATACCTGGGTTGGTTATATGAATAGTAATGAAGTCAAATTCTTTTCTTCTTGTGCCTTCAAAACTACCTCTATCTATTGTGTAGTTGAATCCCCAGACCATTATTTCTTTACAGCATTTCCAAAATGCTTCAGGCAAATCTCGGGCCGTTATCATCACCGGTTCTATTGCGTCTGTCTTTGGACCTTTCATCTTCACTCCTTAATAGTTTAATATAGTCATCTAATTTTTTTATGCTTGCCTTTTGTCTTCTGTCATAGAAGTCCCCTACAGCCTCCGGATCTTCTCTACACTTAGCGCATATCCCTCCCTGAAGGGTAGGTAACCAATGGGGTTCTCCACACATAAGGCAGGGAATATGCCCAGTAAAAGGTTTGTCACTCATCCTGGAACCTCATAGGGACTATCTGATCTATAGATCCTATCAAAGAATGCCAAGTTTTGCCCTTTATGCTTTATAGTTATAATTCCATTACGGTAATTACTTCTATAGAGAGCATAAGTATAAGTTTCTTGGTCATTTTGGTCCATAATATTAACTAACATAATAGGTTTATCTTTCTTACGCCTTATTAAGTACCAAAGTTTCTTTAACATTATTCCTAATCCCTTAGTATCTCTAAGACAGTTTCTACTCTGCAATCTGCACAATTAGTATCTGTAGGTTTGGAACAATTAAGCCTTGTTGTTCTAAACATAGTATCTTCAGTATTACTTTTCTTGACATAGGCATAAGGACATCCATTATTATTTTTCATTATGGATAGACTCATTCTTAACTGTGCTGTGTTCATTTTGGTTCCTCTTTTCTAATATTTTAAGAGCAAGGCCCTCAAGTATATTTCGTATAGCTTCTTTGTAGTGAACAGTACAGTAATCGACTTCACCTACAGTTTTAGTAGCGTATATCCATGAACCCTTAGGACATATATCACACCTTCTAGGCAGTTTTTTACTTTTATGCTTAGTATAACTGCCTAAGTCTCTAACCTTATTCCTTAGACACTCTAGGCATGGTTCAGTAGACCATCCCTGAGTTTCGTACTCACAGGTAACACATCCTGGTTCCTGATGTATAACAGGTTTTTTACTATAATCTTGATATAGAGTAAGTACCATATTTTTGTCTCTAGAAGTTAAATTCAGTCTAGAGCAATTTAAGGTATTATGGTTATTACTACCACATTCTGAACATTCCATTAGGTTATAAATCCTTTCCTGAATAGTTGTACAGTTGTATTAGATATTCCTGGTAGTAGTCCATCATCTTCCTCTAATTTACTTATCTGGTCAAAATGGAACCACTCAAATCTATCTATACCTTCACCTTTAACTGCTTCCATATCTTTAGAATGTTCTGGTAAAGCTAGGAAGAATAATACTATTGCAGGATTATCTAAATGAGGATAGGTATTTATAAATACACCTAATAGATTTCTTACAGTAATAGTAAGTTTTAGTTCTTCTTTTATCTCCCTTACTAATGCTCCTTCAGGTCTTTCTCCTACCTCTATTTTACCTCCAGGGTAGTCCCACTTTTTATGAAGATGGGGGTGAAGGGGTGAGAACCTTCTAGTAAGTAAGACTTTTTTCCTATCTACTATACAAGCTGCTACTACAGGTATTGCTAGAAATCCACTCATTTTAACTTCTCCTGGTCTTCAGCCTCCTCCATATCCCTTTCCTGGTCTCTTTTATACTCTATACGGAAAAAGACTATTATGCCTATTAATGAAGAGGCTATTATAACTATAGCTAGTATTGCCATTTATCCCCCCTCACTTTTATATCTCTTGCTACATCTGCTAGCCTTTTTGTGGCCCAATGCACTACTGTTACTCATGGTTTTCTATACTCCTTACCATATCAACTACATTTCTGTAATTAGACATATTCTTTATAAGTAGATCCATGTTTGGTTTAAAAGGATTAAAGAAATCTAATGGTGCAGGTGTTGGAGTGTAATTTGCCAAACTCCTACCTTCGTAGGCCAGCTTTGCTGGTAGTGAGGTAATTATACCTAATGCTTTTTCTGTGGTTGGTACCTCTTTTACTGGATCGCAGAATACTTCCAGGTATATTAAGGGTTTAGTTATAGAAAGTTTCTCTATTAAAGTATTTCTAGAGATGATTTTCTCCACTGAGGCAGGCAATCCAATTATTCCACATACAGTCTTTAGTTCACTATAGCATATTGCTAACTCATCTATGTTCTGACCCTGTATAACTCCTATACATTTACTAAACTGACTATCATGTAAAGAGTTGAGAACTCCAAAGGATAACTGAAGTGTCTTTTTTAAGGCGTAGTCAATATTAGGTAACACTACTGCATTAGGCTCTATACTTTCTGTTAAGGCAAGTATTGACTTTACAGGTTTCCTGGGCAGAAGGGGAGTGTGATCCAGAATAACGATAGTATCTGTACTTCTTTGCTTAAAGAACTCACTGTACTCAACACTCTGTCTAGCTACAGAGGCGTAGCATACTTGGAATTTACTAGCCTTAACTGAGTCTAGTAGGCAAATTGGTACAACGAAGCCTATATCCATCTTAGCACTTCGAAAAGCCACAAGAGTAGCATTTATTACAGCCTTCTTCATGTACTAGAAGACTATTACATTCAGGACAAGTCTGGCCTGTAAGTTCTTTTACATTACCTGACTTCTTGTCTTCCCCGACTCTCTTTTCAAGTACTTTACCTATTGCATCTTCACATGAGTATATCTGAGAACCACTACACCATGATACTTCAGGACATCTTATTCCTTTAAGTATACTTACTATTGCCTCTGGTGCTATACCAGATCTTAATGACATTGATGCAAGTTTACTTACTGCCTCTAAATGGGCTGCAGTACATCCTCCTGATTTTCCAAGGGTAGTAAATACTTCACATATACCCTCACCATCTGAGTTAACTGAAACATATATCTTACCACAGTTAAGGCTCATTCTCTCATTTATACCAAAGGTTACTGCAGGGCGAGGTCTAGGCCCAACTGCAGTTCCTGATACTGTCTTAGAACCATTTTCCTCTACTACTTCAAGTACCTGCATATCCTTACTTTTGTTTCTATATATAGTTAATCCCTTACATCCTAATTCATAGGCTAGCATATAACAGTCTCTAACGTCCAGTTGAGTAACATCTTCTGCCATATTGATTGTCTTTGATACTGCATTGTCTACGTGCTCCTGGAAAGTAGACTGCATTCTTAGATGCCACCAAGGCTCTACATCATGTGCTACTCTGAAAAGTTTCTGTAACCCTACTTCATCTAACTCTGACTGCATTGCTTTGTAAAGTGGATGGGCCTCTTCCATTACCTCATCTGCCTGACGCCTTACTATAGTCAAACCGATAAGTGGCTCTATCCCACTACTACATCCTGCTAGAAGACTTAGTGTACCTGTTGGTGCTATTGTAGTAACGCAGGCATTCCTTCTACCTAACTCTTTATTTGCTGGACACATGCCTCTTTCTATACCTAACAACTTAGAGGCCTCATGGGACTTTTCTTGGACAAAACTCATTACTTTATCTGCTACTTCAATTGCTCTTTCACTGTCATAGGGAATGCCCATCATGATAAGCATATCAGCAAATCCCATTACACCCAATCCAATCTTACGGGTGAGTAGAGTTTTCTTTTCTATTACCTCTAAGGGGAATACATTAACGTCTATAACGTTGTCTAGGAACCTGACTGCTAACTTTGTTACTTTCTCTAATCTATCCCAATTTACTGACTTATCACTCTGGACGAACTTGCTTAGATTTATTGATCCTAGATTGCAACTCTCATAAGGTAATAAGGGCTGTTCTCCGCAGGGGTTGGTGGACTCTATATAGCCCAACTCTGGCAGTGGATTTGTTCTATTTATTCTATCTACAAATACTAAACCAGGATCTCCTGTCTTCCAGGCATTCTCTATTATCTTATCAAATATATCTCTAGCAGGAACTGTTTTAACTACTTCCTTTGTACTAGGATGTATCAAGTCCCAGGGCCTGCTATCTTCTACTGCCTTCATAAATTCCTCAGTAACAGCTACTGAAATGTTAAAGTTAGGGAAAGTAGTTTTATCTGCTTTACAGGATATAAATGAGAAAATGTCAGGGTGGGTAACATCAAGTATACCCATATTTGCTCCCCGTCTAGTACCACCCTGTTTTATCTCTTCTGTAGCTGCATCGAATACTCTCATGAAGGACACAGGGCCACTTGCTACTCCATCTGTAGAGAAGACCTTACCACCTTTAGGTCTTAATCTAGAGAATGAAAACCCTGTGCCTCCACCTGATTTGTGTATTAGTGCAGTAGACTTAACAGCATCAAAGATTGACTCCATTGAATCTTCGATGGGGAGAACAAAGCAGCCCGAAAGCTGTCCAGTGCCTTTACCTGCATTCATTAGTGTAGGGGAATTTGGTAAAAACTCTAGGCTAGTTAGTATCTGATAAAACTCCTCTGTAACCTCTTTTATTACTTCGGGTATGTGCTCAGGAGGATTATAGTATTTCTCTGCTTTCGCTATCTCTGAGGAGACTCTCCTCATTAACTGATCTGGGTTTTCTATAGGGTTGCCATCCTTATCTTTTCTTAAATATCTCTTAGTCAGTACAATTAAGGAATTCTCATTTAGGTCCATCAATTACTCCCTTCTTTGAATAAAGTCCTGATCTTAAACTTGACCATGACTTTTCTTTTTTCTTCTCAAATGCCTTTATAATCTTCTTAGGAGAATATAGACCCCAATCCAGTTTATACTTCTTTGCAGATCTTGTACTCCAATTAGAAGTGGCATCAACTTGGTGGTCTCTAAACTTCTCTTCTGTACAATTATTAACTTCACAGAAGTGTTCAACTAATCTTCTTATCTCATTTTTTGATATCTTACCTTCATGGGCAGTAGATACTGTTCTTCCCCAATGCTTAACACTATGACAGTCTGGACATAGGCACTGAAATCCCCTTAGTGTCTGTGTCTTTGTTCTATCATTAAAATGCCATACCTCATGGCAGTGAACTGCTACTCCAGTTATTTCACAGATCATACAGGTATAATTAGCGTCTCTGTATATCTCTCTTCTTACAGCGTCCCAGACCTCCTTAGGTAGCAGTTGAGCTAGACTTTTTCCCCAATTGGCCTGGGGAATCATGTCTATCGTTAGTATCAGATCTTTCACCTTTACCTTCCTTTTTGGGAGGAAAAAGAGCATCCTGTATTTAACTCAAAGGGAGTATCTTTGCTAAGAGTAATAACTACATCAGTTACCATTCCCTTTCTTACGTTAGCCCAGTGCTCAAGAACTGGGGAATCTGACTCTGGAATAATTATTTTGATTCTTACTTGATCCTTCTTACACATCAGATTTCTCCCCCTTGAACCTAATCCCATAAAATAAGTCCTCTAATAATACTTTCTTAAATATAGTAGGACCTTTCCAGGTTTTCCTTTTAAGTGCAGCAACTGTTGCAGCAGGCCTTTTCATAAAACTTACTCTTGCTCTTTGAACTGTTGGGTCAAATACAGCATTACACTCAAAACACTGCCATAGATCCATAATAGCATAGTTCCAAGGTTTTTCTTTCTTTATATCAAGTGTAAGGGTTCGTCTACATAAGGCAGTGCTAGTTCCCTTACAGTGTGTACATCTCATGCTCTTACTTTCTCCATATCAGGTTTAGTAATTACATGATCTATTCCAATAAATCTACCATCTAGTGTTTTGTCCTCAACTTTATAGTCACAGTTAAGACACTCTTTTATAGACCATCCACCATCCATAAAGTAGGAACTGTTTTCTCCTGCAGACATTTCAATAAAGGTATCTTGTTTACATATTGGACATGCCATTAGTACCTGTCCTCTCTCCATCTCCCAAAGTAGTATCCTATAATGCCCAGTACGAAACCGAATCCGAAGATTGAAACTGCTCCCTGTGCTGCTTTATCTGCGTTATAGAATGGTACTGCATATAGTAAACCAAATACCATTCCTCCTATAGCAAAGACAGCCCAAGCTGTTTTACCTCTGTTAGTTGCCCACATTAGGTATCTCTTTATCATCTTCTCCCTCCTTTATAGTTTCTTCTTTAGAAGCTCTTCTGCTTCATTTACCATAACAACACCCTGTATTCTATGGGGGTCTTCTACCACTCCACACTCTTTGATGACTCCCTTATCTGTTACGTACAGAGTATTATCTATATCATAAAAGTAAGTTTTATCACCAGTTAACTTACTTAAATCAAGAGCCATCTGTTTTAAGAAGTCTTCACTCATCTTTTATCCTGTTCCTCTTGTGTTATAAGAGACTCTACTACTCTGATACTAAGTCTATAACATCTATAACCTATGGCTTCATAGGCTCTCTTGGCCTCACTCCCAGTAGTTCCTTGAGGGTACCTGCCTAAGAAATCACTCCAGGCCAGTAGCTCTGTAAAGGCAAAAGATTTTATATAACCTTCTTTAGTTATAATGGCATAGAGTAGGTCATTTTGTAGCTTCATTACTAATTACCTTCCACAGCACTTTTTATACTTTTTACCACTTTTACTTGGACAGGGCTCATTCCTACCTGGTTTAAAGCCTTCAACGTGAGTTGCCATTCTCTCTTTAGCACCTGTTCCTGCTTCCTTTTTCATATCCTGGATCTCTTTCACCATAGTAAGGAGATCATCTTCAGTCACGCCTACCTTTTCAAATACTTCCTCGAAACCTGACTTAGCTATCCTTTCTCTAGCACGTGCCAGTGCCGTGTGGGGATCCTCGTCGGCCTTTATGACTGTATACCATTGCTCAAAGAGTCGATTCATGAAGTCTTCTTTATCTATATTCTCTGCTAGTTCCAGAGCCTTTCCAGAAGCCTTCCCCATGAAACCTTCCCCCTTTCTGCCACTAGTCACTATTCTGTTCATAAAGTTGAATCTGTTTTTGCCCACCCTCTTCTTCCCCCTTTTTCGTTATATAGATTAGTGCTGAAGCTACTCTTGTATGCTATTTACTTTGATTGCCATTCAGACCTAATTTACTATAGATCTGGGAACAATAGCCCTCTATAGTTTTCCTAGCCATGAAAAGTGTATTTTCAATCTCTTCATTACTGTATCCCTCTGACATGGCCTTAAGTACTTTTATTTCACCATTTGTTAGGTCTGAGTAAGCCACTACTAGACACCTCTTTCTTTAGGATCCCAAATAACTTTATGGATCTGAAGTGAAAATCTTAGGTTTAATCTCTTACATAGATTAGTTGCTAATTGAAGAGTATACCTGTCAGCGCTCTTTAATATAACAGGACTTATTAGAACAGTAGGGTCAAAGGATTTTAATCCCCCATAAAAGTCTGTAAGTATTTTTTCAGCGAAGATACAATCTTCTTCTTTACCAACTACAAATTTTACCTGGTCACATGGCCTAGAATTAAACCACATAGTAAGTTTATCAATATCTACTTTCTCACCAGAGGAGGGACATTTAACATCTACTACCCAACTATCTGCAGCCATCCACCAATCAGGTTTGATTTGAGACCCATTAGTTTCTATTTCTACTCTATAGCCTCTTGCCTTCAGTTCGTGGAGAAATGGCCCTAGCGCTTCTCTTTGGATTAGGGGTTCCCCTCCAGTTATACAGATCCATCTCTCCCCCGGGGCCTGCATAGGGAATAATGAACTTACCTCTTCTAGTAATTTCTCATTTGAGGTGTTAGGAGAACAGACAGTTCTAGCATATGCTGTATCACACCAGTCACATGCTAGATTACATCCCTGTAATCTGATAAATACCATTGGTATTCCAGCGTGTATGCCTTCTCCTTGGATTGAATAGAATAGTTCATTTATCGAAAGACTCTTTACTTTACTAGCCATTATTCTCTTCTTCTTCTTCTTCTTTTACTACTACACCTTTGTCTCTTTCCCAGCGTGCAACGAAGTTAAAACCTTTTAAGGCAACTGAGATCGCTACTATTACGCCAGTCACTACATAACCAGTTCCCAGAACGTCTACGAACCAGGCCTCTTCTATCTCTCCATAGTGTATAACTACATTTTCAAAGTAGTCATAACCTATTATTAAGAGATATAACCACCACATTACCCATACCAGTGAGGCAGCAAATACTGCCAACTTAGCTGTTAGTCTCATTTTGTCTCCCATTAATTTCCTCCTTTCTAAATACTCTTGATATATAACAGGTTTAGTAGTACCTATAATATCCTCTGGTTTAAGAAGTCTACTATCTAAGTCATGAACCCCTATGATTGAACCACAGTTATTACACCATTTAATTACTTTTCTGTATCCTGTACTTATAAGGGACAAGTTAGATATCTCCACCCAGTCGTGATCTCCCTTTTTACACTCTGAGAGTAAATCTGTGACTAACTTATCCAAGTTTCCTCCTTACCAAACTCACTCCAAGTAGTATAAAGGGAACTGCCATTACAAGGAGAATCGTTTGGGCAATTAGAGGCTGTGATTGGAATAGTACCACTAGTCCTGCTATTAGACTCCCATAAAATAGTAGGAAGGAAATTATTCTCCACTTTCTAGGCCAGTTGGGCAGATGCCTTGCGATCCAGGATACTCCAGGGACACTATCAGCCCACTCTGAATAGGTAGTCTGGCCTTTTGCCTCTCTGTCTCTTATCCTCTGTTTTATCTCTTCCCTGGTAACTTCCTTTGTTCTTATATCAGTAGCAGTATAGATTTCAAGATTACCCCATTTCTTACCACAATCTTGGCATATACGGTTAACTACTAATCCACCACATTTAGCATGAATATATTCCATTATGGTATCCTTATAAAGATGTTGTGATCTTCAGGTATCTTATCACTATTCTTTAATCTCTGTAACCGTACATCTGCTACCTTCTTTGAACTAGCAAGTACTAAAGCTTTCTTTTGGTATTCTGGTTTAATATGTAGTTTTAGATACTCTCTTACGAGCATTATCTAACAACCTCTGCACAGGCTGTCTCTGTTTCCCAAAGTCTGATTTTCTCTAGTGTAACTTTATGGGGTAAGACATCTACTAAAGTTAACCAGATTATAGCAGCCATATTTTCTGCTGTTGGATTCTCAAAGTGGTTATTAAGATCTTGGTGGTCATATTTGTCTATTATTGTCTCTGTTACTATTTCTTTAAGATCTCCAAAATCCATTACCATACCTGAGTCACCTCTGCCATCGTCTAGAGGAGTCCCAGATACTTTTACATCTAGTTGGTAAGTATGCCCATGTATATTACTGCACTTACCCGGATGGTTTGGTAGTCTGTGAGCAGAATGAAAAGTAAATGATTTCTCTATTGCTACTTTCATACTAACTACCAGTTACCAGTATTACGACTATAAGAAGTACACTTCCAATAAAGCCGCCAACCATTAGGTAGAATCCCTTATTGAGTTTGAACTTTATCTTCTTTTTGCCTGTCTTTTCATCTTGGTCTTGAAATCCCCAAAGATCATTTCCCATTTTACCTCCTAAAATCTGTACTTACTAGTTCTCTTTTCATCCCATTTATCTTTATCTAAAACAAGATGAAGATTCTCAGCACCGAATCTCTTTACGAACTTCACCTCATTAAAACTCATCTTTGTTTTGGTTATCTTCTTAATTTGAACACCACCAGGCGCCATGTCTTCTTCACTGTCAACGTATTTACCCTCTACCATACCTGATATAATTAAGTGTTCATCATTACCCAATCTAGCCTTTAGTTCATCACAGGCATCATCATACATAGATTTACCTGCATCCTTCCATACTTTGCCTTTAAACCATTTTGCTATTATATCATCATCATCTAAGAAGTTAGGATTCTGCATATCAACTACAGGTGTTCCCCAACAGTATATATTATGATAACAGACAGAACACATATCCTTCATCTCTTTTTTTGGTATTACTCCATGAAGAATAATTTCATCTGTCGCTTCCAGTATTGGCATAGTATACTCATAATCAAAAGGTTCAAAGAAGTCACTGGGATTACAGGAATCCTTATGTTTATAATATACCCACATGCCTCCTATACCGAACCTCTTTTTAAGCTCAGATAAATAAGTTTGTACTTGAACTTTTATACTAGGTTCTGATTCCCATCTTTTCTTATGGAAACCAGTATACCTTCTTGTATTCATTGCCTTACATTCAAGTCCACCCTCTTTAACATCTACTTCAATCATGCCATCAGGGTGACCAGGTATTTCAGCATCACCTACAATTAACTCTAATTGGTCATCACCTGTGAATCTAGTTTTAAAACCTGCTCTTTGGAGTTGAGCAACCATTTGGGCTTCTTGCCAGTTTCCATCCTCTCCTAATAAGTGACTGCCTTTACCCCAAACCTTTTTATCTAACTTATGGTAGTTTATGTAGGTTCCAAAGGAACACTGGGATATACCAGTTACTGAAAAGCCTGGGGCATGATTGTTAGGTGCTGGAGATGCTATTACTGCTTCTGATAGGACCATTAACTTAAAAACCTCACTACTGTATAAAGAATAAGCATACCTATAACTCCAAAGGCTGCTAGTCCAGGCCCCAGTATATTAGACCAGTTTATAGATTTTCTAGCCTTCTTTTCCTTAGGTACTTTTACCTTCGGTGGTTTACAGTCTGGAAATTCATGGGGAAACATTAGTATACCCTTACTCTATCCTTTCTCTGAATACAATCCAATACTCCACCTATTAATTTGGAATAGGTCTCTTTGTCAACAGTTCTATCAACTTTAACAAATTTAGTACAAGGCAAGGATTTAAGTTCCTCCATTGCTACCCTTAGTATGTCTATATCACCTACTCCACTTACATGAAACTTTATCATGTCTCCTGACCTTAGAGCACCAAAGTTGAATAGTGGATTTTCGGCATACTCAACACACCATTTAGTAACTGAACTTAACCATCCAGGATCTTTTCTTGTTGCTGACATCTCCATTTCTATACTATGACTACACTGGTGGAGTCCTCTAACAACAGTGCCCATTCCTACCTGGGTTGCATCTGGACCTATTATACAGACCCAGGGAAACCTTGCTGACCTGATTAAGTCCCCTACTAACTGTTCTGGTTCAATATAAACAGACTTACCTTTACCTAACTCCACAAAGGTCATAGGCACGCCTGAATTTAATCCTTCCTGCCTCATACCTTCGAAGATTCTTTTAATCTCTATAGTCATCATACCTCCTAAATATTTATACCTGCGTCTGTCAATGCCATCCTTGAGGCAGTATCCGCTGCTGTGTTTTGATCTCTTGAAACCCAAACAAACTGTATAAGATTTTTTAACCCTAAATCCAGAATAAGTCCTTTCGCCTTATGGTGATACTGTGTATACAACTTACCAGGATGGCATCTCCAGTTACCCCCCATCTGATTTACTACTAATTGAGAGTCAGAATAGATTATTATCCCTTGCCTTTCTTTTGTACTTTCTATTCTATTAGCATACCACTCTAAAAATGCTATTAGTGCGCTATACTCTCCTACATTGTTACTCATAAGCTCACCACTGCCTACTATACCATTTAGCGTAATATTGCCAGGTATACCTAACTCTACAATAATTACACCATAGGAAGCTACTCCACCGGGATTTACCGGCCCACACGCGCCATCTATCCACACCGCAAATATCACTTTCTTTTCCTCCATTTTGGTATAAATAACTCACTGGCGAGGTCCATGTCCATTTTGAGGGGTTTTCTGAGGTTGTCGGTAGGTATAATGGGTGAGGGCATACTAAAGTCGTAAACCTTAGGATTAGGTCTGAAATTAGTTAAGTGGGCCGGGAATCCAGGCGCCCTAGATCTACTAGTTTGTTCCCTACCTTGAGAGTTAGGCGGGTAGTACCTCTCAGACGACCTAGACCCCGAACCCGGAAGGAGAACTCCACCCAGAAGCAGCCTCAGGAGAAAAACTGCCCCTAGAATGGCAAAAATAATTATCAGTATAGTTGCCCAGTTAAGGTCTATACCTATATTTTCTAACCAAGGTTCTACCTTTTCAGTTACCTCTGGAATTTTTTCTTCCATGATTAACCTCTATCGCTTACTAGTGAAGTTTGTTCCCTCAGCTTCAGACATTAGTGTACCATAGTACATGAACATATTTATTGCATAGGTTATAAGATCTTCAAATTCATCTTCAAGCTTATCGTGGCCTGGGCTATCATCCACTATATAACCAAAGATTCTATCTGCCTTATCAACGCATTGAACTGAAAGACCTACTAATCCAGTATGTCTCCAGTCTCCTGAAAACTTTTCAGCATCCTCCATCATCTTTCTTTTTGCCCATTCAAGAACATTATCTAAGTTCTTTTCATAGTCAGGATTCTTACAGAATACCTGTAGTCTATCTTTTCTCAGATTTATTGGAGTTCCAACTATCTCTGCCATGTTCCCAACCTAAAAGAAGAATAGTCACCTTTATAGATATTCATGAACCCATAAGACTCCTGTGAAAAGGCAAAGCCCAATTTCTCTTGATAGTAACTTATAACTGGGCTTGTTATTGATAACCATGAGTATATTGGAGAGAATTCAGACTTTAAATAGTCAATCAGTACCCTTAGGCTGCCTTTACCAGGACAGGTTATCTGACCTAGGAACATTCCACCATTATCTACACACATCTGAAGAACTTTTTCATCAACCTGCCTCATATGCTTTAAGTAGGCATAGTTCCTAACAGCCTTATCTGATACTATATTACTTAATGTAACATAGTGAACAGACCCTACTACCTGATCATTCTCTACTCCAACTAGCCACTCATCTAAGTAGGCCATTATTTGGGTGGGGTTAAGGACGTAGGGATTTATATAGGGTTTGTAGTCGGAGGCCATTGACACTATTATATCAACGTCCCCTGGAGTGGCTCCTCTAACCCACATCTACTTGCCTTTTATAGGCCTCTATCTCTTCAGGGCTAAGAGGTCTTGTATAATGGGAGTGAACAGTTGTGTCTAGTCCACCTCTTGTTGTGAAGATACCTTTGATGTGCATTTCTAGTGGTTCAATAGCCTCCACTAGGTCATTTAAGATCAGATTACAGATCTCTTCATGGAAGACAGGACACTGTCTGTAACTAACTAGGTAAAGTTTCAACGACTTTAACTCGACTAGGCTCTCTCCTGGGGTATACTCTATACCAATAGTGGCATAGTCAGGCTGTGCTGTGTGCAGTGGACAAAGACTTGTGAACTCACTTGTAGTTATGTCTACCATATAGATATTTTCTGGGAACCTATTTGGAATAGGAATTAGTAACCCTGGTTGGGGTTCCACTCCATAGGTTACAGTCAGCCCTTTTATTTTGGCCACTAGGTCCTGGTCTAAATCTACTCTTACCGGGTTCATGCATTCCTCCTTTAAGTTATACAGGCTCTAAGATACGCTATATTGTAATAGCATATACTAAGAGTTTCCATACCAACATCTACTTTCTTTTTATCGAAGTCAAGCATAGTTTTCTTATCCAAAGGCTCATCTTTGCCCAACTGTATCCCGTGGAGTCCCTGTGTTATAGGAAAACCAGTATCTATTGAAAGTACTGTTTCAAATTCTTCCTTCCCATAAGAAAGTAGTTCATCAGTGCCTGTACAGCCCAATAGATGTATCCAATGAAAGGTTCTGTTCAGTATAAGGTCAGTTACTACCTGAAACCGGGATTCAGCCATAGCCTCTAAACCAGCAGTTCGTCTGTCCAAAGTTATATCGTAAGGCACTGCAATTGAGGTACATCCCCAGCCTTCTATCTTTTCAGCAGCATATAATGCCTCACCATGAGTAGAGCCTTGTATGATAGGTAATAGTTGATCAGGTTCATACTCCATAAGTGCATCTTCTATTGCCTTAAGTGTCTTTGTGCTATCACCTAAGTAATCGGGAGGGCAAATTTTATTAGGTCCTATACTATCTGCAACCTCTTTAATATCTGCCCAGGCACAGGGAGTTTCAAGTTCATTAGTACTGTTATCTAACATTTTATACTTGTTACTATTTTTGTAGTACTCATAGTAAGGTGTGCCCTTAACCATTAAGTGAGTAAGTATAAAATCGAAGTCAGCTAGTTCCTGGAATTCCTCCATAAGGTCTAGGGGCCATTCTAAAGCTAATAACATCTTATCTCCTTATTTATATGCCCTTGCAAAGGATAAGAACTCATTTCTAGTTGCCTCTTCATCTAAAAAGGAACCTTTAATCATGTTAGTTACTATCCTTGCATCTGGTTGTTTTATTCCTCTAGATGTCATACAGTTATGCTCACCAGTAACACTAACTGCAACACCCTCTGGCCCTAGATTCTCCAGTATCACATCAGTTATATCCTTTGTGTACTGCTCCTGCAGAATGGGTCTTTTACCCAATATTTCTGCTATCCTACCTAACTTTGATAGCCCTAGCACTTTAGGCTCATCTTCCAATTTAGGAACATATCCTATAAATACAGTGAACCTACAGGGAAGGAAGTGGTGGGGACAGAGTGAGAAAACAGTAAATGGGCCACCAATTATCATTTCCTCAAAGTCCTGGTCAAATTTTCTGAATACTTTGTCCAACTCAAGTTTTATTGCTTCAGGTGTCCAGCAGAACTCTTCATACATCCTTTCTAATCTTTCAGGAGTGCCTTCGAATTGAGAATAACCTTCCCAACCTTTATACCTCTGTTTTAGATTTAGAACGAATGTCTCCAGTCCCATTCTTAGATCTTCTTTTGCCATTATTCTACTACTCCAGTTTGTGTTCCAGGATTACCAATGGGCTGTTGGGGCATCTGATTTTCAGGCAATCTCCAAAGTATATCAAATCCTTTCCCAGTTATAATAAGACTACCATCTTGTAAACTGTCAATATACTCTCTTCCAACTAAGATGCCATCAGCTCTTATTTGGTACTCTACTAAATAATATACTCCTCTATCTGTCATTAACTTAAAAGGAGCATCCCTTTTGTCAGGGGGGTCACTTCCAGTACTCATAAGTATAAATATAGCAGAAATTCCGATTACTAGAAGACCCATACCTAACAGTATGTATTTTGGAACTGGAGATCCCTTTGGTTCCCCTGTATAATTCTCCTTATCTTCTTCTGTGTCTCTCTTATTACTCATCCTACCTCCTCATACTCTATTGGATCTATAGAATCTGCATCCAAGAATGCTTGCCTCCGGATGAGACAAGAATCACAGCTTCCACACGCCTTCTTACCCCCTTTATAGCAACTCCAGGTATTATCAAAGGGAACACCAAGTTTCATACCCATCTTAATTATATCTGGTTTACTGAGGTATATTAGTGGAGTTTTAATATCAAAACCTTCACCTGTCTCTACAAACTTTTTAGAGGCCAGGTTTATGGTCATGTTTACTGCTTTAATGAAGTCAGGTCTGCAATCAGGGTAACCACTGTAGTCGACTGCATTTACACCTGTATAGATTGAGGAGGCACCTACTTTCTCTGCATACGCCGCAGCAAGTACCAAGAAGATTGTATTTCTTTGAGGAACCCAAGTAGAAGGTATTTCTCCCTCTTTAACTCCTCCACTTGGTATCTCTTGACCCCCAAACATTAGTGAGGATCTAACTAATTGACCGAGGTTTAGACTTAATACAGTATGCTCTGTTGCTCCCAACTCCATAGATAATTGGGAAGCACAGTTAAGCTCTTTTTTATGTTTCTGGCCATACGAAAATGAGAGAGTATATAACTCTCCTTCAGTTCCTAGTTCACCTTTAGCGAAGTAAGCTGTTACTGCGCTGTCAAGACCCCCAGAAAGTACCACAATACTTTTTCTTACCATCTTACCTCCGTACCTACTTATGTTAGTCTTCTATAATCAAATCCTGGGTCATCTCCAAGTTCGTAACCTGGAATTTCACCATGGATCTGTACAGTCTGTTCAGGCTCATTCCTCATGCCTCTCCAAACTGCCTGGTTTAAACTGTGCATTAGGTCTGCTTCAAACTTCATCAGGGGAACCTGGATGAAGGATAATGAACCTCTACCTGCTTTATAGGCTGCATTCATGTTGTAGATTATCTGATTAACAACAGGTGCATCCTCTTCTGCTAACTGGCCACTCTTAATCATGTTAGATAGGTAATTCATTAACCAGGGTACTCTCTCTTTGTCTACTCTAAGTACATAGTTACCCACTATTAACAACCTCTTTCTAGATTTTATGGGGTGCCTGGCCGGGCCAGTCCGGGCAGGGGCGACCCGACCAAGCACATATGGGATTTATTTCTTAATCCCATATTGGCTACTACCAGCTTAATGAAACAATAAAGGGGGGTTAGGCTGATCGCTGCTGGGAGGCAGAAGCTGATAGTAGCCAATATAGGATTAAATAATTTCTATCTCCATTAAGATTAAAGGTCTCATATGCCCAGTTGTGTATCCAGTGTCTCTAAACCTTATATGTCTATCATTGGTACCAATAGCTGACTCTAATGCATCACCTATTACCTTATGGAGATTATGCAGGTCAGGAGTACTTCTTTCATCTATGAATCTTCCTGCTAATGATACTCTAACTGAGTGACCAAACATCTCTGAATGCTCTGAACTGTTTCTAACCTTATCTGCAAAGTCGTTCATCCACCTGGTAACGACTGGTTTTGTCTTATTAGTTTTTACTCCACCTTTCCCAACAATTTTATAATAGTTTTCCGAAATGTCTTTACCTATGTAAGGCATTTCTATATACATATCAAAATCCCCTCGCTAGTCCTAGTGTAAACCAAACTACTGCATAAGACACCACTATGAATATTGCTACCTTAATTAGTAGTTTGATAAGTGTTTCCATTTTAGTAAATCTGACTGGACTCAGGCCAACAACGTGGGTCATCATCAGCTGAGTCCAGTCTACGGTACGTACCCCAGTAGAGATTTCGGTTCCTCCTAGGGCCTAGGTTTTAGCTGCAAGTGCATCGTACTCGGCAATAGCGAACATCGTGGTGAAAACGCTCTTGTCGGGATAGCCTTCTTGCTCAACAGTTTTGACCCTGGCTGAGAACTGCCTTCCAAGCATGTCCCCAGTAGCCGGCATGCTAAATGCCTTGTTCTTTTCCCCATCTTCCTGGGAAATCATACCAGTGATAAGCATTATTTTCCGGGCACGAGGTTTGGTGTATTCGTTCTTCAAGTTAATGGAGTCAAAGACCTTTCCGGGTACGCCTTCCGGCCTAACCACATCACAGGCTACATCAACTTTAGGATCACCTGAGGGACCTGTACCGTATTGCCACTTACTGATCTGAAAACCATACAGTCCGGGTTCGATGGGGCCCAACTCAATCGAGTCGGTAAAGTCTACGGTTGGGATAAAGCTTTCGTCTGCCAAATGTATTCCTCCTAAATTTTTTGGATCATAGTGTCCCACTGGTACTACTGGGGTTATAGTAATGGGGCAGGACCCCCATTCACTCACTCTTCTTTGGCTCTATACTCCTAAGGTCATTTAGGAATTGAAGAACAAATTTATTACCTAACTGACTTAGAGGAAACTTATTTTTCTCTAGACAGATCTGATCAACATCTTCTCTAGTATACCCTTTCTTTTCACCTTCTTTGTATATTGTCTCAAATCTCTCTAGAGCGTCTTCATCTATCTCTTCTTCCATCTGCTCCCGAGGCCCGTAAATGTCTGCTGCCATTCCCCATAAAGTGTAACACTTCTTCATTGCATCAGAAGCAGCAGATTTAAAGTCATCTGAGACTGAAATCTCTTTACCCTTATTGTCCCCTCCAGAATACCTTTTTACTTCCGCTCCACCATATTGGGTCTTACTAACATTCACTGCACCATATGTAGTTCTTTTAATAAGTTTACCATTGTCAAAGTCTTCAACTACTCTTTCAGGAAAATGAACAGTGACTTTTCCTTTAACTCTTACTCTGTCATCAACTTTCTCTTCACTCTCTATGTCAAAACTCCACATATAGTCAAATAATGCGTTACTCTGCCTAATGAACCACCAAGCAGGAACATATCTAACCTTTCCGCCACCTCTAATTTTTCTTGTGGGAATTTTTCCATCAGTGAAATCAGTTTTGTCAGTTCTCTGAAGAATTAAAGAAGACAGAGCTTTTTCTTTTCTTTCCTTTCTAGTTCTCTGGAGGTCATCAAACTCTGGGTTTTCTGGGTCAATAGGGATAATTGATTCGTCCACTTAAGTCCTCCTAGGGTTTTAGGAACCATCCAGTAACTGCTCCCGTACCAAATGCTATTGCATAAGGTATAGGAAATAGTGTTACTAGAATATAAAGTACTACTATCAATACTATTACTGAAAATAATACTCTAAGGGGTTTAGGTAATCTTAAAAACATCAGTGGTATCAAGGCATTGTCTGAGGCCAGTTGCTGTAATCCACTGCCTTCTGTTTTCTTAAATCCACACCACACTTAGCACTCACTTCAACATCATATGAGTACTTTTTACCACCGAAGTAGTCATAGGCCTTTCCAGGAAGTTTGAACTCTTTAATAAATTTATCAACTGCCTTTACAACTGCTGAATACCTATTCACAGCAGTCTCTTTATAAACTCTTTCAAGTTTTCCTTTTCTAACCGCTACTACCCAGGGTATTTCACCTGATATTTTTCTTACGTCTTCAACATTTCGTAACATACTAACTACCTCTTAAACCTGTATAGATTATGCTATACTCTTCTAGAGACTGTCCTATAAAGTTTTCATGGCCTCTAAGGACATGATTGTTTATTCCACATCTAGTGGTAATCTCAATATCTGAAGAAAACTTACCCCCTGCTCTATAATCATAAACTTTGCCTGGCAAGTTGAATTCTTCAATAAATTTAAGAACAGCATCTCTTATAGCAACGTACCTATTGAAATCAGTAATTCTATACACCTGCCTAATTGTCATGCCTTTCTGGATAACTACTAACCAGGGGATATCAACTGCCCACATATTATATGCTTCTTTTTCAGTAATTAGACTCATCTGTTTGACCAAAAAATTTATACACTCGTCTAGATCAAATTGTACCATTATTATAACAGTATTTTTTTGATAAATCAATAATAATAATGTTGATAATCCAAACTACTCGAGTACTACATAAAAAAATGTGGATTTTGAACAAAAATTTCAAACGGTTGACAAAATACAAAAAATATGCTATAATATAAGTACAAAAGAACTTCACCTTATAATAATGCGTGTAACGTGAAAAATTTAGGAGGTCTAGAAATGTAGGATGAATACTGAATAGAGTGATACTACTTTTTAGGAGGGAGTTCTTAATGATTGATGACTCCAAAGAGGGGAGACCTTCAATGGATCCTGGTAGTGCTGATAAAATAGATGCAGCTAGAGAGACCTACCAGAAAACAGAGAAGTTTCAAGAGTCCCAGAAGAAGTACCGTAAAACGCCTAAATTCCAAACGTCCCAAAGTAAATACCGAAAATCTGAAAAAGGCAAGATGTCTAAACAGAAATGGTATTTTAGCGATAAGGGTCAGGAGAATTGGAAAACTAGGAATAACAACGAAAAACTTATGAGACAGGCAGAAAAATGGTTAGAGGACAATCCTAGTAAGACATTAGAAGATTTTCTAGAAACACTGGAAGGAGAAAATAATGGCGGAGAAGTATAATCAGCAGTCCCCTGAATTTAGGAAATGGTATAACAGAGTAATAGTAGGGGACACAGAAGATACAGCGGATGATGTACCGGGATGGGGATCCTTATCAAAGAAGTCTTGTCATCAGTGTGGTAGATGGAATCCTAAAGATTCTATACCTTGTGGTATAGCAAGTGCCCACTGTGTTAATTCGCTTAACAAACCTTATTTCTTATCCATAAAGGAAGCAGAGTTAAGAGAGGCAACTCCTGCTTCTACCAACTTAAGTATCTGAGGATAAATATGGATTTACCAGAAGATTTATTTGAATACCAGAAAGAAGATGTCTATAGGATGTTAGACTCTAATGAGTCCTTTCTAGTACTAAGTGAGATGGGAACTGGTAAAACACCAACTGCCCTGGGAGTACATGAGTTTGGTAAGTGGCCTGGAAAAACTTTAATAGTTTGTCCAAAAACACTTCAACTTGAATGGGCCAGACAGATAAAGGATTGGTGTGGGATAGAACCTTCAGTAGCAAGGAAAGGTTCGTACAGAAGACTTGAGACACTTTTCGAGGATATGTTTACTGGAAATAGGTCTCCTTTCTTTATAATAAACTATGAATCTTTCAGAACTAAGAGGCACTTAGATGTGCTTAAACTTTATCCATTTGGCCTCATAATACTAGATGAAGCCCACAAGATAAGAAATCCTAAAACAAAGATGACTAAAGGTATAATGGACTTTTTTGCAACTAGGTCCAATACTAAAAAACTTTTATTGTCAGGCAGTCCTATTGTAAATAATCCAGGAGACCTATACACTCTACTATGTATAGTTAACCCTAAGGAATTTCATCCAGACGAAAGGATGCGGTTCTATGACCAGTACACTTGGTACTATAAGAAGAGAAATACTATTAAAGTATTTGGGACTAAGAATATAGATGAACTTAGGAAGAAAACTGAAAGATATACTGTAAGACGAACTAAGAAAGAGGTATTACCTTTCCTACCAGATAAGTACTATAGAAGGGCAATACTTGAAATGGACGATGACCAAAGAGAACTTTATGATGGTATGAAGAACGACTTACAGATATTGTTAGATTATGGAGAACCTCTTTGGGCCCCATCAGTCCTTGCACAGTTAACTAGACTAAGGCAACTTAACTTAGATCCCAGAATATTGGGTAGTACAGCACCTAGTAGTAAGACAGAGTTTCTCTTTGAGGTTCTAGATTCACTGGGTGATGAAAAGTTAGTAGTTTTTACTTGTTTCCAAGAGTATATAGAACTACTAAAAAGAGATCTTGCAAAAACAGATATAGAGTATGTAACAATAGATGGAACAGTCCCAGCAGAGAAAAGAATCGCTATAGCTCAGAGATTTCAAACAGATCCAAGCATTAAGTTGATTGTAGGCACTATTCAGACACTAGGAGAGGGTGTTACTTTAACAGCTGCCTCAAATTGCCTTTTTACTGACAGATGGTGGAACCCTGCTCTTAATAGTCAAGCAGAGGATAGACTCCATAGAATAACTCAAAAGAGTGGTGTCCAGATAATACTTCCCATAAATGATAAGTCAATAGATGCCTCATTGGATAGGATACTTGAGGGGAAGAAAAAATTATCTCAAGAGTATCTTGGGGACCAGAACATTATGCAGGAAGTTGTCGAGGATATGCGTAGAGAGTCTAAACTTGAAGAAATAATAAGAGGTAGAGTAACAGTATGACGCCTGGAAGAAAGAGTATTGATGATTATGTAATCTTAATAATGAGTACTGACTATCCTTGGACTATAAGGTTAATTGGGGCCAGAGGCGGCCATAGAGAAAGTACAGTAAGAGCATCTCTGGGGAGACTAGAATATACAGGGATAGTAGAGAGATACATTCCACAAGAGGAATTAACTACAAGGGTGGGTACTAAATGGAGACTGACGGAGTTGGGGGGAAAAAAGAAAAGGGAACTCTTATCAGAATCAAAGAGAGTGTGTTCGTAAGAACTCCAGAGTCAAAGAAGGCAGTAATATGGGCCTGGATAGCCTTTAACTTAATAGATTTCATGTTAACCGTAACTAGTATTAACCTAGCAGAGGTAAGTGAAGGTAATCCTATAATAGGAAAGTTTGTTGATGATCCATTAAGTCTTTTCCTATATAAGTTTGTACTAACTTTTGCTGTTTTAGGCATCCTTACAAAGTTCAATCAGTGGAATATTCTTTTCTTATGTACAGTAGGCATGGGTCTTGTATGTATCTGGAACGTGATTGCTGTAATAATAACACTATTCTAACAAGGAGGTAAATGTGGCCAAGAGAGAATCGGGAACTTGTCCTAATTTAGGAGAGTTTAATCCAAACCCAGCTAAAGGTACCTGGGTATGTGGTTATCCCCAGAAGTCCCAAGAGTACTGTATGATTCATGAACCTGCCATGTGGGAAACTAAATGTCCTTATTACATAGCCCAAGCAGATTCTCCCAAAAAGAGTAAAAAGGGTAAGGCTGAGGAAGGGTCTGATAGATCCATGAAATCAAGAACAACTGAAACCTTAGTAGAAGGTGCAAAAAGATCTGCCTTTATGGGACTTTCATCATGGATAGTTGGCCATGCAGGCGTAGGCTATAAAAGAGATGGAACACCAGCCTTTTACTTCTTCAGTCCAGATGACTTTCAGGCATTATTAGAGATACTTAACCCCGAGAAAAAGGAAGATGAGGAAGATTAATGTCAAAGGAAATAACTTATTTACCAAAAACAAAGATGACCACAATCCTTTGGTGGAATGATAAAGCAGAGAATCTAACTTGGGAAGTTGCTCAGGGAAGAACAACCTTTAAGGACTTTAGAGCCTATACAGTTGAAATAAATCTACTTAAAATTTGGCGAGAGACCCAGCAGATAGATCTTGTTTGCCAAAAGTTAGTAGATGACTGGATTAGTATGAAGATTTTAGTAGGGACCAGGGAAGATCTTCAAAAGAGAAAATTAAGGGATCTAATATCAGCTCAATCAGAGGCAGTCCTGTATCAGGCAAACTTTCAGGTTATCCTAGAGACTCCCCAATTAAAAAGATATTATACTGGTGCAGCATTAAGTTCAATAATACAAGGTGACTGGAGAGTATCCGAATTATACCTTGACTCCTACTCAAGTATAGTAGGACTAATTAAGGACTGGTACTCTTCAGGTATTGAGGACCTAACCCAGTTAGTAAGTAAGACTTACTATAAAGCAATAATTCAGAGTGAGGCAGATGAGAAGTTACATCAAATCAGAGGACATACTGCTGAAGAGGCGGGAGAGCCAGAAGACTCAGATCAGCAAGGAGAGCCAGAAATTGAACTACAACTGGAGGGGGAATCCATGTTGGGGAATGACACTGAAGCCAAATATGAAGGAAGTGATATGTTATTACTGCGGGACGACAATGGTAATGACCCAAGCCAAGAACTGTCCGAGTTGCACCCTGACGATCTGCCCCAAGTGTGAAAAGTGTTTCTGTAACTTAGAGTTTTACAGACAACTGGATTTAGTAACTCTAAGAAATAAGTTCTGCTGTGACCTAACTAAATTTGAGGTGGGTATAACAGATAAGGATAGAACTTTTGTAAAAAGTGAACTTTTATCTATACCCTACTTTGAAGAAAATCTGAACAACTGTAGAAGATTAACTTTGCAGAGGTAGTAGAATGAGAGCATCAGATGTAATTACAGCTATACTGATAATGGGGTTACTTATAGTGATAGTAGTAATAGAACGGTCAGATAAAGATGATACCTGTGAAAAAGAATTCAGGCCACCCTGTGCTGACCATGGAGGGTGCATAGAATCTTTTATTATACCTACTCCAGGAAGTAATATCTGTGATTACATAGATTGTTCTGAATTTGGATTTTATCCAGAAGGTAAACCTAGTAATAGATACAATGAACTGGAACAGCAGTATATAGAAGGTTGGGTTAAAGGATATGAAATAGGGCAATCAGAATGTAGGGGTAAAACCCTAAGCCTTTCTGGATCCTTAACTGGTACTCCAATCACTCCCCTAAGGATTAAAGGGGAAACTAGATGATGGTAAAAGTACTGGACGTGGGGAAACTTTATCCCCTACCCTCTGAGGATGAATTAACTCTTGTAATTGAGTCTATACTACATAAACACGTCTGGGGTCAGTATGACTATAATAGTAGAGCACTTGCCCAGGAATTACTAATAAGATTAAAGGAAAGGAAGTCACACTCTATAGTAGCCCCATATCTCAAACGAGTTAATAAGGATGAGAAAACCTAAATATGAAAACGAGTCATCCCCGTTAAGTAATCCATAATTAACGAACGAGTCATAATTGGAAAAGAAAACCACAAAATGAAAGCGAGTCAATAAAGATGAGAAAACCTAAGTGTGGAAGCGAACCAGTGGGATTAAGAATACCAAGCAGAGAAAGTGAGTCATGTCATGCTAGTAACCCAGCGTTCAAGAGCGAGTCATTATACGTAAGTACTCCAAATAAATAGAACGAGTCAATGAAGATAAGAAAACCTAATCAGTGGAACGAGTCAGAGCCTGCGAGGTAACCAATAATCAGAAACGAGTCACTATTGTTAAGTAAACCACAGACAGCGAACGAGTCACTATTGTTAAGTAAACCACAGACAGCGAACGAGTCATGGGTGATAAGTAAACCACAGACAGCGAACGAGTCATGGGTGATAAGTAAACCAGCCCAATAGAGCGAGTCATTATACGTAAGTACTCCAAATGAAAAGAACGAGTCAAGACTGGAGAGAACACCAAGTTACACAAGCGAACTAATGAGGTAAAATCATGGCAAATAAAATGAATCCTATTCATCCTGGGGAAGTGCTCCGTGAGGAGTTCATGAAACCTAGGGGTTTAACCTCATATCGACTAGCTAAGGATATAAGTGTCCCTGCTCCTAGGATTAACAGTATTGTAAATGAGAAAAGGGGTATATCTGCAGATACTGCACTCCGCTTAGGCCGCTACTTTAATACAACTCCAGACATGTGGGTAAACCTGCAGTCTCACTATGAACTTGAAGTGGCTAAGGATCTATTAGGAAAAAGGCTCGAAACTGAAGTTAAGAAACTTTTTGTCTGTAAAAGGTAAATTAGTTAGGAGGAAAGATGTTAAGATTTATAGGATTGATAACTGTAATAGCAATAATCTTTATAGTTGTCTATACTCAAACTGACTGGATAGAAAAGGGGGCAGACAAAATCGATGGTACTCCAGAGCCAACAGTAGTAGAGGTTGAAACACCTGATACTCCTGATACTCCAGATACTCCTGATACCCCAGACACACCAGACACTCCAGCTACTACTGAAACACCACCTACTCCTCCAACACCCCCTACGCCTCCTACTTCTTCTACTCCTCCTACAGAGATTATTACACCTACTCCTACAGTTCCAGAACCAATTGTGCCTTCAGGAGTACCTTTAACTGTTTACTATATAGATGTAGGCCAGGGTGACTGCACTCTAATTGATTCAGGAGAGATTGAAATAGTAATTGATGGTGGTAAGTATGGAGCAGATGCCTATGATTACCTTAAATCTTCAGGTTTAATAGATGGTCCTATAGATTATATGCTTGCAACACATCCAGATGCAGACCATATTCAGGGACTAACTGATATACTAGATGAGTTTGAAGTACTCCGTGTAGGCCATAATGGTGCTACTAAAACTACTGCTACCTACGTTGACTGGATGGATGCAGTTGTAGATGAAGGTTGTACTACTGATGTACTAAGCAGAGGAAATAGTATTACAGTAGGCCATTTAAACTTTATGGTAGTTCATCCTAATGGGTTAACTAGTGACTATAATGAAGACTCTGTATCTATACTACTTGTGCATGAAGGCGTAACTTTCCTCTTTACAGGTGATGCCGAAGAGGGAGCTGAAGAAGATATTCTTGATTCAGATCTAGTAGATCATGTTGATGTTCTAAAAGCTGGGCATCATGGATCTAAAACTGCGTCAACTGAAGACTTCATAGACGAACTTTGGCCTGACGTAATAGTGTATTCAGCAGGTACTGGTAATTCCTATGGGCATCCACATCAAGAGGCAGTTGATAATTGGAATTCAGTAGGTGCAGAAATTTATGGTACTGACATAGATGGCACAGTAGCAGTTACAACTACAGGTGGTGGTACTTGGTCTGTAGAGGAGGAAGGTTAAGTGATTAACTGCTGTGATTGCGAATGTTGGGACCCTATGACTGAAGGCTCTGATGTTGGACTTTGCAGGCTAAGACCTCCTCAATTAATTACAGAAACCCAGATGCAGGCAGATCCAATAGATGGACATGAATACCCAACACTTTTAACTCGCTCTGCTTGGTGTGCAACTTTTAATGAGGACTCATGTTATGAAGGCAAACCTAGGAAAGCTCAAAAGGTTCATTAAAAATAACAGAGATGATGATTTCCTAAAATTCTCTGACTATTTACCAGGCCAGATAGAGTGGTATAAGATGACCTACCCAGAGGGAGCAGTAGAGTACTTTCTTGCTACCCATGAGGGTCACAATATTTGGACTACTCCTAGTTTTCTAGAAGGAGTAGGTATCCCTAAAGCATGGTGGAGATCTCCAGGTAGTAAATTAGAATTAGAATACCAAGAGGATATGGCTGATTTCCTATCGGAGTTTGAAGAGAAGTCGTTGGCATATTTCCTTTGGTTTTATGGCGACTTAAATATATTAGAAGGAGTTGATAGATGGAAAAGGTTAGAGATGAGGTTTCATGGTTTTCTGGAGAGATGGAGAAGGTCTTAGAGTTAAATAAGTATAAAGAGGGGGATGACCTTCAGGGCCATTGGAAGCATAAAAACCAAACCTTCCTTTATGAAAGGCTGGCACAGGAAACTGAGGAGCTTAGAGACCATATCAGTCACGTCTGTGAATGCTGTGGAACAGAATTTGTTACAGAGAAACCTAACATTCCAGAGATAATAAAGGAATGTGCTGACATTGCTAATTTTGCTATGATGATAGCTGACAACGCCAATAAGAACAGAGGCTGGTAACTACTAAGAGGGGCGCTTAGAGGGGTAAGATGGAGAAAAAACCTAGATCCTTAGTAGTTAGTGGTTTAACCTTATGGGGTAAAGCAAAAATTACTTGGACCCATATAGCAGTCTATGTTAATGGTCTAACTTTCCTTCTAATGACTTCGACCTGGTATAAGGTCGCTGGACAGGAGATTATGGACCATTATCTAGGATTTGTAATTCCTTATTATATCTTCTTATTAATACTAGTAGGTGCAATAGCAGCCTTTGGTATACTAGTAGAGTGGAGAATATCAATGCCCAGTGTATTCCGGGCACAGCAAGATCTTCTTTACACCAGTTCTAAAATCTTTCGAAAAGATATAGAGAAGATAATCAATGGCACCCAACAGATGCAGAATGACTATGATGAGATGAAAGGACAAATGGAGGATCTACTAAAAAAGATTGAAGATCTAGAAAAGTCAAAGTATGGGGATTAAGTTTCCAATAATAGGAGGTGATCATTTGATACCAAGATTCTAAACCCCGGATAGATCTAGTATAAAAAAACGTAGGAGGAAAGATGTT